GCACCACCACCATAAATTTGTTCTGTTCCGTTGGGATCTAGCGTGACATCATGACTGCCACTGCCGCAATTGATCACTTTGTAATGTCGTCCTGCGTTGCCCGCAGGAAGGTTTACTGTGATGCCTCCACTATCTGTATCCACAAATACGATTTCGTCCGTCGCAAGAATATTGTAGGGTGAGGCAACTACTCTTGTAGTTATGTGGACACCACCCCCAATAGTTTGTTTTTTGTAAGCAATAAGATTTACAAATGTTCCCTCGGCAAAGTCGGATCCGGACGCTAATGTAAATGTAACTTGGTTTATTGCCGCAAGATTTTCCCAGGCTAACAAATAGTCCATTACATAGATATTTACTTGCTGTCGGATTCCTGTTTTTGATCTGCAAACTTTATGGAAAGCAACGCTTGAATAATCAGGGATAGTGGCCTCAATCATACCTATACATAACGTATCGGCTGCTCCACCTAGTTCTCCAATTTGTCTATTGTCTTGTTGGTCGCTACCCGTACTTTCTCCACCATAAAGTCTTGCCCGGCGATAATTAGAGTTAGTTGTATCACCATTGAATGCGATAAGTATCTCGTCAGTAGAATCGGCTTCTTCGGATTTACCGTAAATAACTAAGCGCAGTTCATCATATCCAGCAGGAATGTTAGTAATATCAATATTTGCTACACCACCAACCCCAACTATAGTCCGATATATTTCTGTACCCACATAGGCGTCTACACCATCACCTGGGTCAACAGCGATCCATTCTCCAGCTCCGCCATCATAGGCCAGGAGTTGTCCATCTGTTACTCCCGCAACATTTACGTCTCCCAAATCAGACAATAATGTTGCATCTAATTTGTTATTAAAAATATTCCAATCTTCAGAAGATAAATAACCGGAAATGGTTGTCGTTGCTTTAGGAATAGAAATTACTGCTGCGCCACCAATAACTTGTCTTGTCTGATCTATTACTACAGGAGTAGTTGCAGTTAAGTTCCCTTTAGTAACTGTTGGTTCAAATCCTGTATGTGCGGCATTTACATACGCTAAATTAGATAATGCAGCATGATCAGCAACACCATTTATTGTAATAACAGTTGCATTATTGCCCGCATCATCAGTAGCAGCTACACCAGAACCAACAAAGTTTAAATTAGTTCTAGAAGTAAGAGGAGTCCCCTCATCTTGAATGGTATGTCCTCCACCCACACCTGCCTCTACCCATTCAAATTGTTCTGTAGCAGAATCATAAGAAGGTACTTCATTATTAGCGGGAACATCAATAGCTTTTAATTGTTCAGGACGAATTGTATCCATTTATTTTTTCTTTTTTTTACTCTTAACTATCCTTGATCCATACTTTTTTGACCATCTTTTTGCAATTTTTGGGTGTTTTGCATATAAAAAACGTTTTTGTCTTTCCGATTTAAATGGACTCATAATCTTCCTTTTATATTTAATATCATATTAATTATACCATAAATACATATAAAATTGAGTATTATTAAATTACTTGTATTAGAGGCCCATAAGGATTTTCGCCAGCAGGAGGGGTTACTCCTTCAGTATAGTAGACTGTAATTCTTATATAGTCTACATCCATAAATATCCACAAACTTCCGCCAATTTTTGTTCCTGCTATTCCTACTGCAATATCCCCAGAATTAATATCATTTGCGGTTAAAGTAGTCCCCCACATATCAGTAGAACCACCATAAGTAAAATATTGATAGGAGTTGGGCCATTTATTAACTGTATCTGCCTTATTATCTCCGATAGCTCCTCCATTATTTGCAATTGTTACATGAGTATCATATGTAGTAAGGTAATCAATCCTTTGTTGCTTTTTTATATAAAATTCTATTCCATCAATTGTAGCCCCTTCTGGGATTTGATCGGCAGATATTACTCCAGCTAATAATCCTGTTTGTCCATCTGGAGGCATACTATAAAATGCTGGAGTATTATCATCTATTTCTGCTTCCTCTTCAAACTCCCAATCGGAAGCAACCGGTATATCTAAGGAAGTATATGTAAGAGTCACTATTTTACTTGTCATATTAATCTAACTCATAACTAAATCTAATATGAAGTGTCATATCAGAAGCAGCATTATCCCCCTGTTCGACTTTTATCTGGAAATAATCGTCTTTTACAAAAGTATCATCTAAAAAGCCAGTTGTTTTACTTCCTGTATATGCTCCCGATGCCACTGTTACATAAGTGGGCGCATTAAATATTGTTGAACCATTTTTTAGTACATTCATTCTTACAGCAGTTGTTGCAGGAGGAGTGTTAAAACAAACAAATATTTCAGAGATTGTGGCATGATCATTTACATCGTGAGCATATATTCTTAAAGGTTTTACGCCAGATGTTAAATAACCACTACTTGCGATTGTGAATACAATTTGCTGATTTATTGTAAGAGGGTCTGGTAAATCTGTTATGTCACTCACAGTATGATAATGAGCAAGATTAGCTTTAGTAGCAATAAGAGCTAGAACTTGTTCTACAGTCATTACCCCAGAAGCTGAAGCATATTGACTATGAGTGTGAAAAGCACCAGTATATGCCTCTATATAATCTACTTGGAGAGTATCATCAACTAAGGGAACAAAAGTAGTAGTAAATCCTTGATAATCCCCATCTAATGTATATTCTGAAGTAGATTGTCGAATACCATTAAAATATACTTCTAAAGAATTATCATTTACCGTGCCAAGTAAATCAAAATGAGAATCAACTCCATTTATATATGGAGTTAAATTTTCTCCGTAAACTCCAGAATATGTAACATCACTCAATACTCCACTAGATAATAGTGCTATGGTTACACCATCTGGCCCACTTGTTTCTATGTCAAAATGATTTATAAAATTTACAACGTGAATTCCTTCAGCAATAACTGCACCATCCTCATAAACATCAACTCCCATATTGCCACTACCCTCTACAGTGCCTAATCTATACCGGATATGATTTAAGTTATCTATAAGGGATGCACCACTAAAAGGTACAGCCAAAGTTGCTGCTTCTGTAAGGTCATAGGAGACTCTGGTTTGGGGAAGTTGCCCAATAAAACCTCCTGGAGGGCCTCCAGCGCCCCCACCAGATGCCATATACCCACCTAGATTAAGAGGTTGGGCTTTTAAGTAACGCACTACATTCCCAAATATTTCAAAGACAGTTTGTTCAAACTTTAAACTCATGTTTTATCCTACACACGATCATCAATTCTTATAGTCTGAATTTCACCAAATAACCCACCAGGAGAATAATCTACAAATGCACCAGAACCAGGCGTTCTTTGATAAAAACAAACCCCACTGGTACTTGCAAATATATATGGATATACAGAATTGGATGTTTCCAATTTTCCTGATGTACCTGAGAAAGTCACTAAGGTTACAAAATCATCTTCTGTCAGACTTTCAGACGATATGATAGAGAATGTATTTTCGTTTCTATCTGCAACACCAATATATCTACCATTTGTTGAAGTTAATGTTCCAGCTTCAGTTACAAAATCTCCCGTAATTGTAAAAATTCTAGCATCATTAAATTCACCAGCAATGGTCGTATTATCTAATTCTACACTATAATACTTTAAATGTTGCGGAAATCCATACATTACTCCACCACAACCAGAATATACAATCAACCCACTCCCCACTGTCCATGCAACCAAAGGAAATTCTTGAGAATTCTCTAGTTGTAAATCATAGAAGTCATAATCTTTAATTTCATAATCTAAACCTCTGGTTGTGCCTACAGTTTTATTTTCTTGTAGTAAATAACAAAGATTTTTTCCTGGAAATAGTAATTCATCCTTTAATTTTAGAATATGATGACTATCAACTTGTGATTTATAACTTGTATGGATAAAAAAGAAATAACCATTAGAATATAACATTTTATTAGTAAATGTTGTTATAGGCCAACTATAGTTTTCAACATTTAGTGTTGCAAGTGTTGTACCATCTATAGATTCTTTATATATTTTTTTAGTCCCATGATCAAAAACATAGATACCATTATCGAAGTCATCTTGATGGGGAGAGATTAATCCAGTATGATTTAAATAACCAATTATTGCACCATCCGCAGTAATGTTCTTTGCATCATAAACTGTCCAATTTTCATAAATATAATATGGAGATCCATTTCTGATATATAGAGGAAAGATAGAACCGTAGTTATGTCCGAGCTCAACATAATCTAAATTATCATAAGGTTGTCTAGTACAATTTTCAAGAACCCAACCCCTTGCTGTTTCCATTGATGTTATCCCCAAATTTCTAAAATCAATATTCCCACTTACTAAAGTTTGGGCTTGTTCAAAAGCTTCTGGTTGCCCATAACCAAGACAACACCAATATAGAAGAGAAGATGTAAGTAATGCTCTGAATTTTCCATAAGATGTTATAGAAGGATTTTCTCCATGCATGGTTGTGCCCGTCCATGCAATAGCGTTTTCAGTAATACTTGCATAAACAGTTTCAGCAGCACATCCTGGCCCTCCAGGAGGATAATTTGGAGCTTTCCATAATTCAGTAACTGCATTTGAAATCCCACCTAAAGTGAATGAAAATACACAAAGTTCGCACTTACTTTCCCATTGTGGATACCAAGTAAATAAAAAGAAAGCAAATCCTACCCCGGTTCCAGCAGGAATTAATTGGGTGGGAGAGTGGGTTTTTATATTTGTTTTCCAAACAGCAACATAATCATATTGATAGGCCTCATCGTGTGTTATAACACTATTTAGAATATCATATTTTACTAATTTAAAATAATGTGTGCCCTTTCCAGTGAAGGGATTATTAGGATCAGTAGCAACATTTACATGACCATCATATAAATAATATATTATCCCTTCTCTCATTCTTGGATACCGTACTAATTCAGGTGTATAATAACCATCATTGGGAAGTTCTATAAAAAATTCAGATTCCCCCCCACAACGCATTGCACTTCCTGCTATTAATTCCAGAACTCGTGCAAAATTAATCTCATCTACATCAATTGTATTCCAACCCTCAGATTCTACTTGCCAAGCCGTCCATCTATTTTCAACACCGGCATCTACTTTTACAAACATTCCATTCTGTAAAGTTTCATCTAAAGCAACAGTTATAGAACGAGACCATGCAGCGAGGGCATGAACATAATAAATTCCATTCTCTATGGCATTAGTTTGATCTTTTACAAGAATTCTCATTCCTGCTAATGCAAAAGCACCATCTATGGTTTGTTCCCCAAATAAGACTATATTTTCTGTAGTAGCTAAATCCACATTCTGAATTTGGTATGAATTCCCTTCTACTAAAGGAGTAATTTGATGGTGATATAAATATACTTCCCCACCAGTTTTAACCATATCACACACATGATACATTCTATCTTTTTCAGCCGTTTCTTCAGTTAAAGCCTCAAAGGATTTCCTATAAACCATTCTAGCAAATAGATATGGATCACCAGAAAAAGGATTATGATACTGTATAGGCCACTCAATAGGATGTTCTATACCATAGTGTGTTTCACCAATAAAGTAATCATATGTAAAATAGGTTAACCAACCACTAGACCAAAAACCAGAGATTGCATTTCCTTCTACGATATTTGTTGAATCTTCATAATATGCACCAAGATGGGATACTACTTCTACTAGAGGATCATCATAGGTTTCACATTCTGGTGGTGGCCCCAATACAACTGATTTAGGATCAGGATCAGTAAATAGACGAACTTTTCTTGTGCCCCAAAATCCCGGATCAGATGGTGCATAGGCTGCTGGCCCCTCTGCTGTACACAATCTTTCAGCAGCATATTTATCTACATCAATTAATTTAAAGTTTTGATGGTCTTGATCTATAATAAATATTTGTCTTACACTAACTAATTCTAAATCAGGCGTTATTTCTACTATCCAAGAGCGAAATTCCCCATCAAATCTGGGACTTCTTAGTCTATATCCGATAAGGATATTATTAGAATAATCATCTATATCTACCGCTACTGCTTCAAAATCTGTGGATGCATAAGATATTCCCTCTCCATCAATTAATGATAATGGGAAATATATATGCCAATCTGCTACTCTATCTGTATTAACAAAAGCATAGCCTCCAGCACTTATGTCCGTAGCTACACACGCAAAAATTCCATTCTTGATAATTAAATCGGGAACATTCCAATAAATTAATCCCGTTGAGAAACTTTCCCATGCATTACTGTCTAATGGTTTTCTCCACACACCTCCGTCTATAGTACCTACATAAACATAATCTAAATATTCTACATACCCAAATAGTCTAGGACAACGTTGATCTACTGTCATTGTTGTAATTAATCCATTTGATGTTGCTCTTGAACCAATAGATGTTACTAAACAATCTCCACGATGATATTTGATTTTTAATTTTACTACATCACCAATATCTAAATTAACTTCTCCCGCTATTTCTAATTCTTTGGTATAGGTTATCCTAGCAAGTTCTTGTAAAAGTCTCATTGCTAAGGCATAAGCTGTTCCATAACCTCGAACACCCGCATTAGATAAAACGGTTGTTCTAATATCATTCTCACTACGATCCCAAGGGGTATGTTGAGTTACATCTGCAAATACCCACATTTGTTCTATTGGATCATAGTTTCCCCAAACAACCACACGATTTCTTAACATCTTATCATCTTTCTTACCTAAAAAGGATATAAGAGTCTCCGCACGAATTGTTTTCTCAGGGTGTGTAAGATCTACAGTGAGTGTCCCAATACAACAGGTATTATCCCCATCAAAATACATATACCAACCGGAGTTCTGTAATAAAGTTTGAATGGTTTCATATGCAGATGCTGGCCCAAGAGCGAAGTTTTCAGATAATAATGCTCCTTGTGAATCGGTGTTAAATTCATAAGTTACTCCAGCTTCGGTAAGGAACTTTTCAATCCAATATCTTGCATAAGTTGCATAATTTATATTATAAATATCTGGAATAAAATAAGAAGTTAATCTTAAAGAACCATCTTGACAAGAAATATCCATTAAACCAGTAATTGCATTTCTAGATGTCTCTACTACAAAATATGTGCCTTTTCGTCTACCTGCTTCCCTTAAAACGATTGTATCCCATTCCATAATCGCATTTGGATAGTTATCTGTTATAGAGAAGTTAAAAGTACCTATTCCAGTACAAATAAATTTATTTCTCTCATAGGAAATTACATAATCTATAATATTAGTTCCAGCGTGGGTAATAACAATTACGGGTGAGGTCATAAGTTGCCTAACGGCGAAGATCCATCATACAAACGTAGCCATCCTTGCTCCACGCGTGATCCACGGAGTAAGTATACCATAAACTATTCGGTATTTCAGTAATATCTTCCTTCAATCGAATCACGATTCTAGCCTCCAATTCTGGTTTTCCCTCCATTGTTACAGCAACTTGTTCAGTAATCTTATTTAATTTATCTAGATTATATTGAGCAATATCATCTGCAATTGCTTGTGTACCAATAAACCCATAAGAGCATACAACTGATTTATAAAAACCTACAGGAAGAATTTGTTTATAAGAATCATCAAAAGGATCATAAGAGTCTGCCCTTTTTTTGTCTGCTTTAATTCCACCTTCTCCATAGACTACTACCCTATTTCTTAACTCTTTTTCAGTTCTTTTATAAGTATTATCTATTATAATAACATCCGTATAGGGATCAGCATTAATTGGAGTATCCGCATCCCAACCCGGTTGTCCAGGATCAGCCCCCATTACAAATGGTTTTCTATTTTCAAAATGAATATTTCCTGCACGATCACACCATACCCCCCAAGTTACAATATCAGCAATCATTTTCGCATAATCATAAGAAGAAACAAGATTAACTTCTACATCATTATTCACCCCAAAAGTAAAAAAAGTTGGATCAATACAACTATGTGTTAAAGGTACATCCGCTAGAGTTAATACTTTATCTACCAAATCTTCAGCAGAAATTCCTTTTCCATAATTATAGGGGGCATCTGGGCTTGCAGAAACAATAAAATAATCAATTGCCTGTACTAATTTATCTTGTGCAGTAATTGTATAAACATCTTCGGGGACTTGTCTATCTACTCCTTTTACCCAACCATTAAAGATATTAGCATGATCGTCTGTAAAACCTAAATCAATAGAAATAGGATCACCTATGTCCATAGAAGTTCCCTCGGCGGTTATTGTCGCCATCGCGGTAGCATTATTATGTGAATTATTTACAGATACTACAAGTGGTTTAGTTATTCCAAGAATATCTGCAAAAAGTTTTCTAGCCATTATTCTTCCTATTCCTGCTTGAAAAGTTCCAAATCACAAACGAATACTGGATCTAAACAGTCATGATCTGCATCTATTATTAAAGTTTGTGAAATTGAATTTTGCATATCAAAACTCGCCGATTTTACATAATAATCCCCCCAAGTCCAACCAGTCGGGCCCAATAATGTGTAAGCGTTACCAGTTCTAGTACAATCAATTAATGCTAATTCATCATCAGTACCTACTACATAAGCAGTAAGTTTCTTGATTAAAAATTCATAACCAAAGGAATGATATAATGTACCAGAAGCTAATGGTTGTAATCTTGCAATTGCTTGTGTAGCAAGATTACCTAATTTAGTTACAAAGAGAGGAGTGCCTCCAAGCGTCCATGCCATATTATCATTCTCCTATATTACAGCCGAAAGAGTTTGTGAGGTAGTAGAGCCATTAAAGTTAGATAAAAATTCACCTAACCAGGGAGCGACCACACTTGCTAAGGTTCTCCCATCGGCAATCAATTGAATTGTGCTCATAAGTTCTATTTTCGTATTTAAAGTGGGTAATTTAACTTCTTTCCCTAAACCAAGAACTCCACCAATCCCCTCACTAATTGCATTTGCAAAACTTTCTTGATCGCCCATAAATGGAGTACCACCTACACCAGATGGAGGAGGAGTAAAGGATGGTTTAAACAGGGTTGAATTTAATGTAGTTAACATGTCCAATATTTTACTAAACATTTCGTTAGAAGTTGTTTCAGGGGCAGGAGGTCCAACCGGCTTCAATAATTGATCTAACCAACTTCCCGGTGTAGAAGTTTGGTTAGTTGCCCCTAGAGGGATTGGATTTTGGAATGGCCCCATAGGTATAAGAGGATTCCATGTACTCGTAATAGGGTTAGTGACATTTGGATTTATTGTCATACCCATACCGGGGCCAGTAGTACCAGCCATTTTAATACCTGCTGAAATTGCTCCCGGAAGATTATCTAATGTAATTCCACCCCCACCAGCAGCATTTTGAATAGAAGCAAGTGCTGAAGATGGGAACCAAAAGTTAGCGCCTTCGGGCATATTATAAATACCTTCCAGTTGTTTCTTAGTATTATCGGCAATTTGACCTAAGAGATATTGAATAATTTTCCAATCCTTTCTTTCTGAAATCCATTGCCCATCGTCTGTCATAACCAATTGTGGGGTTTCTTCCGAAGTACCTCCTCTAGCTAATATTTGACCCCTAATCGCCGCATATTGCCCCTGAATGGAAGCAAATTGTGCAGCAGTCATTCCCCCCAATTGGTATCCTAAACCTAGTTCCATAATTCCTGTTTGTTTCTTAGTTTCCTCTAGAAGATCTCCCCATGAGGATGTAATAGATGCTGGAAGTTCTCTAATTATAAATCCTGATTCAGTGAGCATCATAAAAGGTTGCAAATCTGCCATAAGAGCTTCTACACGTTCCATTGTGTATTTATCTTGTGGAGCATATGCGGCTTCAGTAGTAAGTTTCCCCTTATAGTTCTGCATTATTCCTTGTATGATTTTATCTATATCTTTAGTAGCGAATTTACTTAAATCTAACTGTTGCATAGCAGGAATTCCAGTTAGTATTTGTTTATTTGCAAATGCAGTTAATTGGCCTGCGTATTGGACTTGTGTTGCAGCAATTTGATTTGCCATTGCAGCAGCAGCACTCTTACCCATACTATCAAGGAAAATAGCCCAGGCTTTAGCAGTTTCAGCACTTTTTACAAAGGCACTAATTTGTTCTTGTACATCCGTAGGGGAATAAGCAACAATATTCGCAATCATTTCTGTGAATTGTTGATCTGCCATATTTAAAAATGAATCTCGAAGAGTAGTACCCCATAATGCGAATTTAGTATTAAACCCCGACATTGCTAAAGTAGCAGCATTTGCAGCAGCTTTTGTTATATCCCCCGTAGCTAAATTTTTAGTTACTTCCACATTTGTTTTAGAAATCACATCTTTAATGTATTGTGCATATTTCTCTTGAAATTCTTTTTGTGCAGTAGTTATTACTTCAGTGCCCCCCAAGCCCATAACACCACCAGCAGATTGTAACAACTCTATGAGTTTTGCTAACTCATCTTTTCTACCTCCTTTTTCTAATAAACCAGCATATTTAATGATCTGACTTTGTTCATTTGTATATGCCCCCGTTTGGAATTTTTCGCCAAACAGCATTTTTGCTAGTCTATCCTTTTCTTCTCTAGGTTGTACATTTCCTTTTAAACCCGCCCACGATCCGAGTTCTATTCTTAATCCATCTAATGACATTTTCAATGCCACTTCAGTATTTACTCTTGCCTGGTCAACAGTAATTTCTCCTTCTGTTTTTGGTGTAGTGATAACCTGTTTAAATACATTTGCAACTTGCAATTTATTAGCTTCTAAGAAGGATACAAAACTTTCTCCAACCATTGATCCAATTGTACTCCCCACTAATGCACCTTCAGGGCCAATTAATAAACCAACCAATCCTCCCGCAGTAGCTCCCGCTAAGGTAGCACCAGCTTTTGTAAGGTCTACTTTTCCTGTATTTAAAGTATTCATAACAGTTGGTAAAAGACCTGCCAATAATACTCCACCAGTGAGTGCTGCCATATTTGTGCCAACAGTTTGTGCTCTGGATGGGCCTGAAGGTAGGAATTGTCCAGTTTTTTCTCCATAAGTTCCGGGCATTTGTTTCCAACTAGGGATTATTGCACCAGTAGCGCTAATAAATGGATTAGCAAAACTTTGTCCCATTTGGCCTATTTTTGTATTTTTACCACTTATTGCCCACATTGTTCCTAAAGTAGCCAGGGCGGGGATTAATGTACCCCCAGCTAATTTCCCAAATTCTCCAGAAACTTTTACTAAGCCAGTTAATGCTTTAACTAAAAGGTTAATCATAGCTAATGCGCCATTTTCAGACCCTAAACCTTGTGCTAAGACTTGAAAAGCATTTCCTAATTTTACAACAGATTTTTCTACTGTATTTAGTTTAATAGATAACGCCTCAGCAGCTTCTCCAGAAGCACTTGCAGATTGTTTAGCAACTTCCCCAACTCTATTATAGTTTTCAATTAAGGTAGAATAAACAGCCTGTCTACGATAACCACCACCTAAAGCTAAAGTTAATTTAGAGAATTCTTGATCAGAAATAATACCAGTTATTCTGAGATCATGAAGTTCTTCCATAATACTGGTAAAGGCTCTAGCTTGCCCAGAAGCATCTTCAAGAGCAATACCTAAAGTACTTAATGCTTTTTTTGCTGTTTCCGTTTCAAAACCAGAAATAACCGCTCTGGCTGCATTAGCAACTTCTTTACCTGAGGCAATACCTGTTTCAGCAATTGCCGCTAATAGGCCATTTAATTCATCTACTTTTAATCCAGCAGCTTCGGCGGTATCCCCCACTATAGCAAAACCAGTAGCTAACGTTTGTAAATCAACATTGGCTACTCTGGTGGTTTTTACCCATTTGTCCATTAAGGCAGTACCATCTGTTAAAGATGAACCTGTTTGTTTTAATGAGGCAACTAAAGCATCTAATGCCTCTGCTTGAGACATACCAGAAAGGCTGGATAGAATTAAAGAGTCCGCCATTAATTTATTTGCAACGGCGGCTTTTTCTGAAGCAGTGCCTAAATTCCCTGTAGCCCTATAAGCTAGATTATATCCATCTAAAACACCATTAATAGAAGAACCAGTTATATTAGCAATATCCGCAGCATCAGCAAATATTTTATTAGTATCTGATTGTGCTTTACCAAGCACAATAGTAATATCTGCTAACTCAGATTGGTTCTTAATCATTACCCCAACTAATTGAGATAATTTTTGGAAAGTACCATAGATAGCAGCAGCAGCAATACTCCATTTGAGGAATTCAACCATATCTCTTTTAACTGCATCACCAAAAGATCTAAATCTTCTCTGAGAATCTCCAGTAGCATTCCCTAAACGATCTATGGTAACTGTCGCCTTTTGAGCAATCCCATTTACTTCCCCCAAAGTAGCATTAAATGTTGTATAACCAGTAACTAATTGGCTAACAGCTTGTATCCTCATTTGAGATGGATCTAATCCTACAGATATAGCTTGTTTATCCAACATTGCAAATGCCTGTTTATAGCGATCTAAAGTTCTAGCTTTAGCCAGTTGTTGTGAATCTAACTCATTTTTTTTGAGTTTTTCTTGGGGGCCTAAACTTTTTTCAAGTTGAGCCTGCATTTTATCTATTTCTTGAATTGAAATAGGAGTACCAAGAAGTTGTGCAGGTTCAGTTGTAGGAAGAGTTCCTTTAGTTGGTGCTTTAAGTTGTTGTCTTAGTGCAATCAGTTCTTGAAGTTCTGCTTGTGTAGAACTAAGAACAATATTAAGTTGTTGAAGATCCTTAATCCAATCTCTTGTCCCAATAGACAAGTCCGCCGAAGAAAATGTTTTTAATCTCCCAACAAATTCATTAACTTCTTTACCAGAAAGCCCTGCTTGTTTCCCCATTTCTCTAATCTGGACTGTGGCCTGCATCAGTCCCTGGGATACAGCTTTTTGAGCAAGAGTATTAATGGGGTTTATTTCTGCACCAGAAATAGTTCTTCCTCCTGCACCTTGCCAACGACCCGTACTTCCGATTGCAGGATTAAATGCAATACTCGCTTGGGTTACATTACCAAGTTTCGTATTAACTATAGAAAGTTGTGCGGAAATATCTATTAATTTTTGTCTTAGGATATCTAATGCATCTGTCATATTTACTCAATATCTTTTTCTGAAATTATAAATGTCGATTCTTGTTTCCCCGGATTTTTACCACGCATCACCTTATCTAACCACGCATCAATTTCGTCTGCTGATCCATTCCAAAGTAACTCATCAGTTGGGCGTTGTTCACGGGGCAATTCCATTAAACTATCCACCTGTGCTCTTTTTCTAATTACATAAGAGATGGTAAAAGGCAGTTCAATAAGTTGATTAACTTCTTTATCTATAGGGATTTGCAATGCCCGACTAACTGCCCAAAGTGCTGAAAAAGCATTGCTCCTTGCTAGTTTTTTAGTTCATCTATTCCTAGTTCCAAATTACTATAAGCCAATTCAAATTGATCTTTAATGATTGTAGGAAGATTTGCAAATTCCTCAAAGTTTTTGAAGAATTTAGTTGTGTATTTCTTATCTGTATATGCACCCAAGTATACCGAGTATTCTCTAAATGATTCAAACATTTTATTTTCACAATATTGGTCAATAATTTTAGTTACTAACTCAGGATACATATCATCAAATTCTCTTTTAGAGAGTTCTTTTCTCTTTTCCTCTATTTTTTCTTCTACGTATTTTTCTATGGCTTCTTTTTTATTCTCAGGATATTGATCCACATCTTCCTGGAATTCTTCTTGATCTTCGAGAGTTGCAATACTTGTAAGTTCTTTTGGTTCTTTTATTTTAACTTGATCATTTGCATCTAAAGCAAAGTCTCTCATAGAATAGATTACAATAGAATCTATAGTCGCATCTTTAGTTAATTCATCCTTCTCTGGAATTAATGCAATACGTTCATCTGAATCTAAATCTTTTAGAATTCTTCTATAATCTTTTGAACTGCGTATAGCAAAAACTCTTGCTCTATTTAGATCTGCATCTCCAACCAATCTAATATAAGCAGTTAATATTGGTTCTTCGTCCTCATCCAGAATTGTAACTTCCTTTTTCCATCTAAAAAGTTTTGCAACGTCCACATCATTTCTCTCTATTGGATTTACCTTATTCATTTTTTCTTCTCCTAACCTACTTAAAAAAATAGGGACAGCAAAAGATACTTACTCTGCTGCCCCTTTACTAATCCTTTACTTATGGCTCTTTCTTATTTAATTATTTAGTGTGAAGTGCCACTACCGGCATACACAACTAAGTGAGCATGAATTGCTCTCCAGTTAAAGGTCTGACTCGCATTATTATTAATATTGCTTGTCCATGATTCACCTGTAGGAATGATCTCATCCACATATACAGTCTTTAAGATCTCATATGGGGAAGTAGTATCACAAGGATCGAGTAATTCCACCTTTAGGCTTACACCTGAGGTTGGGCATTGTTCACCGATTTCGTACTCATATACACCAGCACCGGAAATAGTGCCAGTAGTTAATAGAGATATTAATTCGGTATCAGTATCGAGTACAGTAATTGTACCCTCAACAGTGGGAACTTGTGCCTGATAACCAGTAATTTCTCTTTCCCCCATTTCTTTTACTGGTTGTACATTCAAGTTACCATTGATGGTTACATTTTGTACTCTTGGGATTTCATTAGCAGAGATCGAAACTACAACATCTCTACCTCTGATTGCTGCGGGTACAGTTGTATCATTTACATCTGTCCAGGGACTTCCACCAGGATTAGTAGCATATACAACTAACATCTGGGCACTTAATGCGTCACCTAGAGTTACTGTTTTAGTACCAGCATTTATACTATATTGTCCTGTTCCGGGAGTAGCATGTTCTTCAAGATATACTCCATCAAGAACCACAGAGAGAGCGTAATCACCATTCCTTAATACCAATGGTGTATAAGTTAAGATGTATGGGCCAGCTCCTGTAAATCTTTGTACAAGAACATCATTTTTAAACCATCTTTTCTTAGAACCAATCAGAGTATAATCTTCTGTTGATTCACCATCTACTGAGTAACTGAATGAGAAGTCTCTTACTTGTAATCTTTTACCGTGTGCAGCCTTTGCAAAATCATCTAGGACTGCATCTTGTATGTCTACAACGATACCGGCTTCACCAAGATCTGAAATACTTGCACCAGCAGCAGGGAACGCAGTAATATCTTTTCCAGCTAATGTACCAAACACTTTAATCCCAACATCAAATGCACTAAAAGTAGCAGTAACATTAGGAACATCCTGTACAGTACCCGCCAGAGAACTATTACCTAATTCGTATACATCAGTAGTAGGTACGTCCGCATTGAACGTAACTCTTTGAACTCTTGAGGCTTTGAAGAAGTTTGTAGGGCCAACTATTGTAAGTTGTACGTCCTCGGAAGGTATTGCTAATCTTCTTGCCATTTATTTGCCTCCAATTATAACTTATCTCGATATGCTGTATAATTTACCCAGTTTCTATAATAGAATTTACTTACAAGTTCTGCATCTACATCTATATTATCCATACGGATAGCTTGTGGTTTCAAACAATATAACTGACTTGGAGTTACAGTTGGTGGAAACCCCATATTAAAATCCAGAACAGAAACGGGATATTGTAAAGCATTGATAATTCGGTATGCAAATTCATCTCTTTGTGTGATGGTTTCTGCAAAAACGTCTATATCCCAAGTCCTTATAGCCATCTGCTTTGCATTTCCAAGTTCCCCAGGAAAGAGTTCGATAGATTTTGCGACAACTGAGATGGTTGGCGTAGTTAAATCTACTTTAGGGAATGCATTTACAACAGCTACACCTGGAAAATCTAAGAATTGATTTTGTATAAAGTATAAGAAGGATAGATCTTCTAATCTTTCAGTATAGATTTTAGTATCCTCCCCCGTAGAAATTATTTACACAATCTCTATCTGCCATATTCTTAAATTCTCCTATTCATAAAGAGTTCTTATTTGTTTACTAATCATTTTGATCCTTATCCTCGTACCACCACCAATTCTATATCTTCCCTGTATAATCTCCCCAGTGGCGATTTTTCCTGCAAGTATTTTTAATTTCACAGGATCATAGTCATATCCTGCCACTTGGCCTTTAAGTAAGTTTTCTATGGCAATGACTTTTGTTTGAAATGTATCAGTCTGTAATGAACTAGATAAACTACTTGCATATTCCAGCATTTTTATTTTTTTATTATATAGTTTATCAATGATCTTTTGTACTTTGGTTTGTAACTCTACTTTTGCAGAGTTGAACTCGCCTCGGATCAATCTGTTTATTCTTCCTTCTGCTTTTTTAACAAACCCTGTTGGGCCAAACGAAGGATATGGTGTGCCCCCCACACGATCACTTGACATCTTACCTGGTGCGTTACCGTATTCTAATAAACTCCACCAGGGAGCAGGAGATCTAAAGAACCCTACTCTTAATGCAATCGTATCTGGATACCGATCTGCATATTTCTCCTCACCAACGCCCTCTCTAGAAGGGCGATAGATTTTCTCTTTCCAGAAATGAGATGCCATTGCTGGCCCGGCAAAGAATTTTCGCCATTTGGGTCTACCCGATAATAAAGTAGTTCTAGCTTTTTTGACTGCGCTGGCATAATCTTGTAATCTTCCGGCAGTTTTATCGAGATTAATTTTCACAACTGATGTTGTGTTTTCCCCTCTTGTACTGAGTGAATACTCATAAGTATTCTCATTATCTATTGCACTTAGTAATCCAGTTTTTAGTGGTGGATAATCAAACTCTTGGGTTTGATTTATGGCTTCCAATGCTTCGCTAGATAAAATCATCCTAGCTTGATCCATTATATTACTAATTGCAATTAGAAGTGCTCGTTGTGAAAGATCTTGACTTGTTTTATGTTGAGTTAGTTCTTGTATATATTTATCAATTATTTCAGTTTCGATATCAATCTTTTGCACTAATCCCCGTTCCGTATTTACTCTTCCCCGCAAACGCTCTATCGCATTTTGTGACGATTCTTGTGCAAAAGCATTGTACCCACTGATTTCAACCATTATAGACCCGACTCATTTCTGGTTTTTCTACATCTTGATACAAAGCAGTTAATATGAGTCTTGCAAAATCATTCATTGAATCCAGATAAACTTTTCTAATTTGTGTAAAGATTTCTGGTTGATCTAATAATAAACTTTCTATTTGACTTAATGCAACTGCCTGTAATTTTTTGTTTTTCCGTGAAATTAAGTCTGTTAAATTTAACAGATCTACCTTCTGTGTAATTATTCCCATATTATACCTCTCGTTCTAGTTCGATGCAGTCTAATAGTATTCTATTAAGACCTGGAACTCCTCGCAATATCCTCTTTTTAATTTCTACCTTTTTCCCATCTACTTCAACCCAATCACAATTATCTACAGCAGCAAGATTAGCAACTGTTAATTCAATTTGTATTCTAACATCACCATCAAATTGCCAACCAGCAGTATACCAATTATTTATATCTGCACTTCCCCAAGTTATATGTGCTAAGATGTCTGTGCCAGAATAAGTAGGTATCCAATATAACCCCGAACAAGTTGGACAAAATGAGTCAGTTGCCGTATCTGTAAAAGGATCAAGAGTACAAACAGAACAACCTGATACGGTAGAAGATATAAAAGTAACATCTCGGCCTATAGCATCACGGATAGAATTTATGGTATCTCTTGTATCAGGAAATGTTATTGTTACCATATATTTACGCTACTGTTTGCAGGAATATCTCATTGAATCTTCCGGCAATTGTTTTCCATTGCCATTCTGGTGCAGTAAATTTTTTATAGGCTTTTTCTGCAAGTTCTGTATATAATTCCTTATCCGAATACACTTTTTCCATTGCATCAGCAAGATCATCAGAACTTATAAAACCACTAACTACCCCTTCTCCTGGAGACGTTAACCATAATTTAGGTTCCACTGTTAAACCACAATCTGAGAATAGTTCTTTACATGCAGAATGATTACCTACAATTTGAGGCGCACCCGTTACTGCATGTTCTATACTACAAAGTCCAAAACCTTCCGCGATTGAACTGTTGACCCCACAATCAGTGGCGTTGTAAACTAGATTTAGTTTTTCATCTGTTAACATGGGCATTTGTGCAGTTGTACCGGAGACTAGCACTCTTTTTTCTAAACCATGTCGTTTTGCTAATCTATTAATATCCCAGCCGCTGTCGCGCAATCCCATGTGAAGATATAACTTCACATTCGTTGGTTTATCTTTTACAAATTTCCCAAAGGCTTCTATGGTTGTGTCTATTCTTTTTCTTGGTTGATTCCGATTAGCGTTTAAGAAAATAAATGAATCTGTAAAATCTGGTTGATCTGGATAAATTAGTTTTTTGATTTCTGGTTTTGGTTTATCTATTTTATAGAAAGTTGTGGCGTCTACACCGTGAGGCATAACCTCTATTTTTATATTTGCTCCACTATCTTCTACAACTTTTTTTCCAAATTCAGTATATGTAAATGCTCTAGAAACAATCCCATAATTTTTAAACCAGTTTCTATCAAAATACATAGAATCAACTGGGAAATATACAACAATTTGTGGTATTCGTTTTAATTCTTTAATATTATTTAGAATATTAGAAAGAACCCATGCATCATTTAATAAGAAGAGAACATCGGGATCTTCTAATTCTATCACTTCTTTTATTCTATTGATCCCCCAAATATCCCCCTTAGTAAATGCTGGATAAATCCTAATTGGGTAACTGTGTGGATCTCCAGTATAGTTTATGCCTAACCATGAAAAATCATAAATTTCTGTAGATAAATATTTTTGCACTGTATGCAATACTCTTGCAAAACCTGTGGGTACAGTGGCGTCCCCATAAAACATTAATTTAATTTTTCCTTCTATCATTCCTATATTCCTTTCCTTTATTAAGCCGTTTCGTCTATTCTTTCGTATTGATTTTTTTGAAATCCTGGTAAACTTTGTTTTACTGCCCATGCTAATCTCTTAGTAGGTGGGAGTATTTTACTATTTAATTCATTAATCAATCGAGTAAGTGAACTATCTCTTGTTCTGAATTGTTCCAGATTACTAAATGCGATTTCAGCATCTCTCCAACTTGTAGCACTCCAGGCGCTATTCTCCAAACTTCCTTCCAAGAGAATAATATTTGCCATTAAGATAATAAGATCTTCGTCAGCATTTTGTATTACGGGTGGTTCTGCAAATAAGAAACTTTGATGTGGATTTCTATAAACTCTATTTGAATTATCAATTAAATATCTATAGTTCCAATATTTACTTAAACCTTTTACAGCAAGGATTAAAGCAGTTTTTAACCACTCATCTAAATACCGATAAGCAGTAGAATCAAGATCTCCTAATCTAATTCTGAAAGAAGGAATTAGATAATCTGGTGCTACTGATAATGTCATATTAATTCCTCTACAAAGAAACTAGCAATTTCTGTCTTCCAATTTCTAGCGGACGTAATTACGCTCATTTGATATTGCCACACACCAGCAACAGTAAACAATGTATTTTCTACTACATATCTTACTTTACCGTCTATACCATTTGTGGAAAATGTTCCTGAACAAAGTATTTCTGTACCATCTGGTTTTTCAAAAGTAAAGCAGATACAAGTGGCGGCAGATAGATTTATAGGAAGTCCGTCTTCGTCTACAATTGTTTCTTCAAATATAAAACCATAATTTCCTACTTGAATACTCATGCTTTATTTATCCTTAATTTTTTAGTTATTCTAGTCCTTATTTTTTTTATGTCCCTTGTCACATTATCTTTTGATACTTTATTAATAATTCTTTGCATAGTTTCTTGTTTTAATATTATGTTTTGTGTTTTACTTTGTACTGATATAATCTTTTGAATATTTTGTTTTATTGAGATAAAGAAATCAAGGGAGACATTATCAAGGATTTGTTGATTTAATATATTTTGAATTATTAATAATATAAGTACATTAAAAGTTATATTGTCTAACTGATAATCATTTATTAATTTTTGAACTGCTAATACATAATCTTGAGATAGAGTGAATTTGTCTATTGAATATAAATGTTGTAATTTATTTAGTACAAGTTGTATATTCTGTACTAGAATAAGTCCATCAATAGTTTCTGTATTAGTTAAATCTTGAATTACTAATAGAAGATTAAGAAGTAGATTTAAAGTATCTATAGAAAAATTTTGTACTATATCTGAGATATTTAAATTATGTACTTGTGATAGTGATATATTTTCTATAGAAAGAGTATGTAATAAATTATTTACAATTAATAATAAACTTTGTACTAGTGTAAGATTATCTAATGTAGATGATTCTAATAACTCATTAATCAGCAGTACATGGTTTTGTAAAAGATTTATTGTATCTAATAATTCTTGTTGCGTTAAATCATTAACAATCAGGATATGATTTTGTGTTAGATTTGTACTGTCTAAAGTAAATATATGTAAAAGTTCATTTACAACAAGTTGATGTGCTTGAGATAGTAATAATAAATCTATGGTATAGTTATGTAAAAGTTCGTTTACAATAATATTATGTACTTGAGTTAATGTTAAATTATCTAATGTTTCACTATGATCTAATGCAGCAATAAGTAAACTATGTGCTTGAGTTAATACTAAATTATCTAAAGTTTCTGAATGTAAAAGTTCATTTATTATTAATAAAGATAACTGTGTTAAAGTAATGTTATCTATAGAAAATGCATCTAGTAATTCATTTACTACAAGACTATGTATTTGTGAAAGTAGAATAGAATCTAAAACTTCGCTGTGATCTAATGTATCAATTATTAAATTATGTAGTTGTATTAAAGTTATTGGATCAAGAATGTAGAAATATAGTAATTCACTAATAATAAGATTTATTGATGTTTCTAGAATAATCGGAGTAAACATCCGACGAATCATTATTACATCATTATTACCTAATACACGAAGTAAAGTAACATCCCAAATCCAACCTGTATCTCGATATTGCCGAATTTCATTCGGAATTGCAGGACTGGAATACAGTTTAACATCTGGCACTATTAAATTCCTTGTACATTAATCACTGCCCCTGCAATATCTGGAACAGCCTTATAGCTCACAACGATATTCGCTGCCCCATAATAAGGAGTATAAACACTGTATGCCCCATTCGCATCTGAAATTGTTGTATAAACTATATCACCTGCTACTTGACCTAAACACAATACAACACATCCGGGCATAGGTGTACCATAAGGATCACGAGTAATACCATCGATGCGAAAACGCGAGTTTGCCCCATGTCTCCAGCGCGCATTACCCCACCATTGAGTACGCCAAACACCAAAGTCAGACGATTCAGCCAGAAATTGACTTCTGCTCCAAGGCCATTTAGGAGCAGGTTGATTTCGTTTCCACAATGATCTTACTCGTAAATCTCTGCGACTGCGATCATCATTATCCAAAGGATATAAAACATTGCTAAACCAACTCATTGACCCCATCGCAGGATGAGTTTGTACGCCATCAAAAAATCTATTGAGTGAGGTTGCCATTTGCTATCTCTTTGGATGATATGCAATAGAATAATTTACCATGCGTTTAGCACCAATACGAACATCCAATATGGGTGTTATCGCATCTGTACGTTTACAGTATGGGCATACACGATGCTCCGCAGCGCTCCAAGTCAAATCATCAACCTGGAATAAACGCATACAGTGCCCGCACACGAGTTCTTTCGGGGCGCTTTTCTTATCGTTATCCCATTGCATGGATCACTCATCGAGGACGCAGTGAACATCGCTTGCTACTGAAACGGTAATATTGTTGAATACCAGTCCATAGGAAATTGGAATTACCAATCCATTGGGAAAGGTAGCAATAAACCCAACTCCTACAGTCCCGGCCAGGGGATAACGCCGCAGAAACACGGTTGGCGCGGTAGGAGGTGTTGCCCACGATAACGCGGTAACTACTGTACCGGCAGGATCACCGGGGTCTTCTGCTTGCACAGTGACCCCACCCGCTGGAGTAATACCAATCGCTGCCGGTCTGCCAATACCAATAGTTTGTACTGTAGCAGTGGCAGAGAAAAATCCCATCTCCATAACACGCGGTCGGTCAGTTGCTGTGGTACGTAATTCCCAACAACCAACATTAATAGTAAAAGTTGAAGTTCTTTGCGCTGCTGAATAAATTGCCATTTTATATTCTCCTTACGTGGGATCGGCTACCATTTTGGTAGACCAAAATCGTATAGAACGTGCTATTTTCATTGAATCACGAACGAATACGTATATTCTTGGCACTTCCAATATAGATATGATTATTTTTAGTGTTTCTTATTTGATATATACCAGAAATATTTAAGGATTTATATTCCATTGAATTTCACACGGGATCGGCAATTTCATGATCCCAAGTTGGGAATGTAACAGTATTTCCTGCTGTTAATACCTGTGAAGTACAAGTAGTTACTGCCAATAATCTAGTAGCATCACAAAGCGCAACATGATTTGCTGTTCCACCTGAATCAACTGCTACAGCAGCTTTTTGTGCTACTGCCATTTTTCTACCATTTGTATCGCCAACACTAAGAGTAAAATCACCAGTCGCCATTGCGACATCCGCTAACTTATAAGTAGTGATTGCTTCATCTCTAGTAGTAGGTTGTGCATTACAAACCGTCATGATATTACAGTTAGCTTTAATAATATTAAGAGCACCATCTAAAACATCATTATGGACTAATTTTGCCATAAATTATCTCCCAAGTATCATATTAATATCTATCTCTAGATTATCAATGGATAATGTATGATTCTTTTTTGCTGGTTTAATTTTTCTATAAAAAACTCTAAACCAGTCATTAAATCTTACAGATAAATTCCACAAGAGTTTTTTCATAGTTAACTCCTAATCTTGTTCCAGATCAGGAGTCGTGTAAGTTGCTTTTTGCAGTTCAGATAATTTACTCTCTAATACTGTAAATATGCGTTTAGAGATCTTACCTTCATTCTCTGCTAGTTCAATCATTGCTGCTAATACCGCAGGCAATTCAATTTGATTAATTGTCTTTTGAAATTGAGCAAAAGGTTGTTTGAATATTGCTAAAAGTTCGATATCGGAATAGTCAGCAAAGGTTCTCTCTACGATTTGCTCTGTTTCTGTTCTTTGATAAGGAATTAATCTTCTATTCTCAAAGTGCCTTTTATTCATTTTTTTAAAGAAACGATCCTGTACTTCAGACCAAACATCTATAATACAAGCTTCTTTATCTTTTTCTCTTCTTTGATTCCCCTTTAAGATTAACCCCGTAATCTCCTCCTCATTGAAGGGGTTTAAAATCGTAATGTATATCTGACCTAATATTGTTTTAATATAGGACTTATAAGGTTTCTCTAATTGTACAGCAGCATAAAGTTCTTTATTAAATTCACTCATTTTTTCTCCATTCCTTTTATTATCCTAACCTAATTTAACTTATTATATAAAATAAAAATTTACTCCCAACGATCTGCATAAGCATCAAAATCTACTATGAATACCACAGTACCAACTGGAGGTGAGGTGATAAAATCTGCACCAAAGGTGGCAACCCCATCCTCTATGGCTAAATACCCATAGTCATCTGGGTCACTTGGCCCCTCCCAACCAGTAATGTAGAAGGCCATACCAACAGGGAATTCGATTTTCCATTGAGTATTAAAGTCGTCTATAGCAGCTTGAGCCGTAGTCCAAGGCTTAGATACAACTACGTAGGGAAGAAATGATAAGTATTGTGCTAAAGCCATATTATTCTCCTAAATGTAAATAAGGGGTTATAGTATTATCATATAACCCCTTTATTTATATGTTAACTAGTAACGTTATCGATCACATAAATGCCTTCGGCACGCCAAATTAATAAACCGAATTGTTGATAAATAGCTAAGAACCAATCTGGGGGAACTAATCTCATATCTGTATATTCCTGAGATTTCTCTGGCCCAAAGGTAATAAAGTCACCGACATTCTTACCAATGATCACAATCTTAGTTTCTGGTAATAGAGTATTATAATCCGTTGGGTTATCCCATACTTGCTCAAGACCAACCAAAGGAGCACCGTAGAATACACCTAATTTCCCTGAAGTTCTAATCTCTTCGAGGGCGGGATCACTAACACCAGTTGCACCAGAACTAGGATCAGTCCAGAAAGCACCAAATTCAGTAATAGGGTTCATTACCGCTTTGACACCAACCACTGCTTTAACTCCACCACAAATTCTTGTGATGTAGTCAATACCGGCTTTTAGTACGGTAGCAGTAATAGGCCCGCCAACACTAATATAGTTGAGAGGAGTATTAACTGCACTCCATACAGAACCTAGTGCAGAAAAAACTTTGTTCTGATAATAGTCTCTTAGTTTAGCCATCATCTCAGCTCTGAGGCTGGCTACTGTACCAATATCACCATTATCTAGATCCCACTGTGAGGCTCTAATTTTAACTACTGCTTGATCAAGCACATAGTTCATTCTATCGCGCACGACTACTTCACTAGCTAGTGGAATAGTGCCAGGGACTAGCGTTCTAACGGTAATGCCTGTGCGTAATTTCTTGACTAGAGAGTCACCGGGTTGTAATGCTCTCGTATCTAGAAGCATACTGACAAAATCTGGTACAATGTGATTGGGCTGTACAAATTCTACCAACATTGCAGCAAATGCTTCTCTTTTTGCCTTATCTTTCATCAAGGAGGCAGCAGCTTCGTAAAGTTGTTTTTGATCTACCATATTAGCCTCCATTTTAGTGTAAGATCTTAAAGGTTAAATCACCGTTAGTACTATTATATTTATAAACTTCAGCTACAATTCCTGTAGTTCCATCTAAATATTTTAGTTTACCGGCGTTACCTGCACCGTTCACATCTGTACTGGCAACAGTCAGTTGTGTACCGGGGGTTTCCATCAAAACGTTATACATATAAACGCCAGATGGAATTGTATAGATACCTTCGCCTAATAGTCTAACACCAGTACCAGAAGCAATGCTTGGAGGTGTGTACATATTAGCTGGATGGTCTAACCATACAGTTGCATCGAAGGGTACATTCTCAGTCTGATCCCAACCTTCACGTAATGCCCAATCATAGTGAGGTTGTGGAGTATAAATTGGAAGGCTACGATTATCTTCCGCCCAGGCAATAACATATCTGGCAGTAAGTGCTTCCGCAGCATTGTCAGGTAGTTCGGCCCCAGGGAGATCTAGTAAACTTCCAAAATCATAATCAGTGGAATGTGTGCATAGGCGAGCCATTCTACCTTCGTATAACGTTTCTGCCGCTACAGCGGGTAGAATTGTGTCCCCATAAACATTTATTTCCATGTTTCTTATCTCCGTTATGATTTGATACTAACTTGTTCTCTTAATAGTTTACCAAGTTCTCTAGGATCACTTGGAATCTGAGCAACAGATGTTAGATTAGGTACTTTAGCAGAACTTTCTCCAGCTATTGCTGGTTTAAAAGCAACCAATTCCTGAACCATAAATTCAATTTCTGAATCTTCTAGTTTTAAGAAATTTTCACGTCTTTCTGTAAAGTATGTTTCGTCTTTTTCAATACCAGCATCCGCAAATTTGGTTCTAATTGCAACCATCTTTACTTCTTCTTGCTCTTTCTTTTCTTTTTCTTCTTTATATGATTTTAACTGAGTTAGTTCATCAATCTGTGAAGATAAAGCAGTTTCTTTTTCCGCAAGTGCTGAGTCTTTCTCAACGATAGATGCCTGTAGTTGTTTAATTGTATTTTCAAGATCGGCTATTTTAGCCAATAACTCTTCCATTGTCACTTTATTTTCCTCCGCATCTTCCGAAGCAAAGGCTAAAAAGGGTGTTCTGCCTCTATAAGCAGGCAAGCCAACTATCGTAGATGCTCTTACTACCACTCCAGATAATGTTTCAATACCAGCGTCATCTTTCTCAGCGCCTGAATAAAGAACCTCCCACGATAATTGTGGTTTGGATTCTTTATTTTTAAGCATTTCAACATCTTCTGGTCTTTCTTTCATCCAAAGTGCAGCAAGACCAAGGACTTTATTTCCTTCTACTTTTAGTTGTGCGATTGTGCCTAATGGAATAGCTAAAGAATGATCTTCGTTAATCTTCCCGATAGCCATTTTAATCGGCATATGTACACCAGTTTTAATTATGCTTGGAAACTCTTCTTTTGGAATGCGTTGATTGTTAGCATTGGGTAAATCATCTGTAAAGACAAATTTAGCCCAAGATACATATGGATTTAGAGAAATAGCAGATGCAGAAGCTTCAGTCTCGGCAGTCGCCTCAACTAACTCAAAATCCGAAGTTAAATAAATTAGTTTATCTTCCATAAAGTTTTTCTCTGTAAGATCTTCCTGGGGATCTCAGTTTCTATTATTAGTATACCACATCACACTAAAAACTTGTGGATAATTGGTCTATTACAAGAGATATTGCAAGATTAATCACTTATTTTCTTCGTTTTGTGTTATATCTTTTTTCTCTTGAGGTCTATTTTGTTTACTTTTATCGTTATTTGGTTGTGGAGAGAAAGGCACTTGTGGGAATTCTTCTATACCAAGTTCTGTCATAACTTTCTTTTCATCTGATTTTTGTACCATTTGGTTAAGCCAATTATAACCAAGTGCAGCAGCATAATCTGTTCTAGATAAGTTACCTGTATTATAAAGTGCAGTCATGCCCTCTACAAATGTAGTAAAAGAATGTAAGTTAATATTATCAAATTTTGCAGTAGGTACACTCTTAAATCCATTATAATTAGATACTTCTTTTAATACTCCTTTAATAATAGGTAAAATATCTTCTTGCATTGCTTCCATAGTTTTCACTGGTGACATAGTAGCAAACTCTGGATCAGAGGCAGATGAGCGGTCTGTCTCTCCTGTAGTTAAAATTTTAGGAAAGCCAAGTCCAAAAAAGATATCATTATTCACTGGTATATATTTTGAATCCGCGAGTAATGCCTGGACATCTGGAAAAACCCATTCGATTGATACAGTGTGATCAGTAACTAACTGGAAGATCCTATCTATATCTACTCTACCAGAATTTCTATGGATGAGTTGATTTTGTAGATGAGTAATACGATCTTGGTCTTGTTCTACAGCAGGGAAATCCTTATCACCGACCTTAACATGTTCAATAGCAGTAGTCACTCTAGAAACAAGAGAATAGTCCATTCTTTTTAGATTTCTTTTTTCTTTCATAGATTCTAATGATCTATAAAGATACGGAGTTGGATATGGGCAATCAGATAATGGTCTACGTCTTACAATTAATGGATTCTTAATCTGTATTTCAAGTTTCCCTGCCTTAATTGCCGCCACAAATTCGGGAAACATTTCTGCTAAAGCTACATAAGCTGGTTTATCCTCTGTACTATCTGGGTATGTTCCCTCAGTTTGGATAAAATGGATCAATTCTGCGGGAATTTCAATATAATAAGATGGTGTTGAAGTTAACAACACGGAATTAATTTTAACTGTTTCAGAAGGAACTAACCAGAAGTCTTGTGGAATGGTCATAGTTTCATATTTTTTAACCCCCATTTCTTTTAAGACATCCTTAGTTGCTGCACCATATGAAATTTCTGGAATAACCAAACCAGATAGTAACCATTCTAAACCACAAGTGGCAGCAAGTTTTTTCAATATTGGTTTAATTCCAGTGAAAATTCGGAATTCATTTTCGGATAATCCATTTTTCTCAATATAGATATCTGTGATTCCGAGATCAATCATCTTATCGATCACGGTTCCAGCGATAGGATCTTTCCTATAGAAGAATCTACAACTCTTCACAACCTCTCGATATTCCTTAATATCCATACTATCCATCTTATCTATGTCTTGTGGATATACTGTATTCTGACTTCCAGTAATAAACTGGGCTTCTCCTGTATTTACAAGTAGTCCTGCGAATCCACTTTTATATTTTTCGTCTATCATAGTTGTCTCCCTATATTTCCTATCCAACCACCTTTAAAAAGTTGTACATGTTTAACTGAAGTAAGAGAATCATAAGTAATATAATGTGCCATTGTTGCACAAAGTAAAGCAGCGGTGAAGTGATCTTCGCCTCGTTTACCCCCACGTTCTGTTAAGGTACGATAAACGATTTCTCCAGATGGATTCTTTGTAAACGTCATTCTCTCCAGTTCTGTAACTGTTTCAAGGTCAGTTGATGTAAATATTATTTTGTGACTATTTGCCCATTCTTGTAGAATGGTAGTCGCATATGGTTTAGTTTTACTTTTAATTTCTTTCTTTTCTGAATCATATCCTAATATAACCCAAGATGAGAAATCAATCGGTATTAATCTTTTTTCATAATCTTTATGCCAATATTCTTTATCTTCCATAAGATGTTGTTTTACTGATTTACCAGATGAACCCTCGTCCATTCCTAAGAATAATGGATTATATTTAGAATCTAAATAATCTATTAATCTTTCTTGTATAGGATAAGAAACTTTACTTAATTTTATTTTGGCATGAAACTTAATTCTTCCATAATTATCTATATAAAGAACATAAATAGCGGATGGTTGCGTATAACCAAGATCTATTCCAAAAAAACAGGAATAATCTTTATGTGGTAATCCTGGAAGTAGGGACAATCTCTCAACATAAAGAGCAATATTATCCGCTAATTTAATTCCATCTATCTCTAATTTAGATACAGGATAGTTAGATATTTCCATTAGACTGCGATCAAAGAGTGCAAATACAGGACGGCCATGTCTGCCCCGCCACAAATGCTCAAAATCTTCCGAATCTTCTCCACCATAATCAACGATTGCTTGTTCTCTATCTTCTTTGGTTAATCTTGGATTATCATCTGCACTGATTCTATGTTTTGAGAAAGATGAATCTTCTTGATCACAGTGATATAAAACATTATTTTCTCTTAAACCTGTAGGGACACCAGATACAATTAATTTGCATCCTGGCATCCATTTATTAAAGGTAGGTCTAAATTCAATGAAGGTTGGATACGGATAGTAGCCCGAATTTTTTGTTAGGATTCCATTAATAAAGTAATTATGATTATTTTCAACCTCAATATTATATAAGTATCTTGCCGTTGATTTAATCTTTTTAATATAAGTAATTTCTTTTTTCTCTAGGGATTGTTTATTTTCTCCATTCTTTATAATAGATATTTCTGGAAGTGTATTATTATACTTTCCCTTTCCTATTTTATATCCCATACATTCTGGAATATATGGTTCAATAATTTTTCTAAGAATGGATAATGACTTAATTCTAATTACTATAAAATATAAACTTTTTCTCTTGTCTTTATAAATTTTCGATTCAATACCCCATTTTTCCCATAGATACTGTTTTATAATTTCGTTTTCAGATTCAGAGAATGAATGTGTAGATAACATTCCACTTTCTGATCCATCGTCCATAAACCAAATAGCAAAACCAAGTGGAGTTAATCTATCTAAATAATATCGAGTAATTGTCTTTTTTCCATTAATATACAATTCGTTTGCAAGAGTTAGGATTGTTGGGTGGCCTATGGTACTTAAAGAATAATTATAAGTCCCCCATCCACCATTTTTTGAGATCCTTGGTTCAACCCTTATAAGTCTATTTAACTTTATTCTAAGCCAATCGACATATTCTTTTTGTTTTAAACTGTGATTTGTAGTATATCTTGCTCTATATGGTTCTATTTGTGCTGATCCATCCCCTAAAAATGATCCCGCAATCACTTGAAATTCTTCCTCTGTTAAAGGAATGGAATCAAAGATCTCTCTTACTGATAATCCCAGATGACTAATTTTTCTAAAAACTCCTAATTCTGTCCGATTCAATTCTTTAGCAATTTCATATACAGGTACAGAATTTTTAATCCGTTTTTTAACAATATCTATTTCATTTTTAGTCCAACGTTGTCTAATCGAATTTGTAGAATGATAAATATTATCTTTAATGTTTAGTAAATGTGCCTCTATATATCCGGCATCTGTATATATTCTATGGTGTTCTCCAATTCTAATATATCCTCCATCAAATCCTATCTCTAATACGTTTTGATTTTTTTTGACCTTTTGAGTAGAAATAACTCGATCTTCGACAGTATTTTCCCCATCCCATGAAATGACGATATCTCCAGATTTTATATGAGAGATTGGGTTTTTCCCGTTTTTGCATCTTACGAGTTGTGATCCCACAACACATTCATCCACGAATTCATATGGAGAGTGTAAACCAACTACAGGTAAACCACTACCGCTTTGTCCTGCAATTCTACAAAATAAATCAGACTGATTTAATAAATGAATTGTAAAGTCTGAGTTATTCACACCTGAGTTTGAGGCAATAAAATGTTTAAGAAAAGAGTTGGTTCTGAATAACCTAACCAAAGCATTAAATACAGGCTCTAGATGTGCTCTTCCCGGTACAGTATAAACAAGATACTCAGAGGGAAAGATATTAAAAGTTAATGCCCAAGACATTAAATGACTTATCGAAACTGTTTTTCCAACACTTCTTCCTGTACAAAAACTTACATAGGTACTGAAGTCCATAATCATTTCATTCTGATAATCATGGAATCTAAATTCCTCTTCGTAAGGGAGTTTATCTATATTTTCAACAAACTCTCCAAAAAGACAGGGATTCCTCAAAATTTCGTATAGTAGAATATCCCCTTGAGTGATTACCTCTCGTATTGCCATTTATGTATAAGTAAGTCCTGGAAGATTATTATAAGTAATACCTGTATAGGGTTGCCAAGTGCAAGGATACCAACGATAAGGTTGACCCCACTCTTTCCCACAGATTGTACAATATACTGCATCACACACTGAACAGTATGCAAGATTGTGTATACATGTATGAGTATGTTGATGTGGAGAATAAGTGCTCCCAACTGTTAATGTGCCAGGTAACTGATTTCCTGGTTGTATCTGTATATAATTTAAATCGTGTGTATGAAACATTTTAATCTCCTTCAATTTTTTGAATAAATTAGAATTTCGTTTACAGCAAGGTTTTAGGTATACCCGTACACATGGGGCCTCGTCAAAACGATAATCCTGTTTTTATAGACTACATTTCCTTTACCAATCTTATCTCTAGTTTGAGAATAGAAATCAGCATCTCCCCCATATGCCTCTACCCAATGTCCAAATATTTCTGGCCTATTAGGAATTAAACCAGCAGGTGTGCCTACAAAACCATGCCTAAAATCATCAGAACCTCCTACAATCCCCACTCCATGTGCTCTAAATTTATAAATAATCATCTTACCATACCAAGTTCTTAGATCACTACGGATTGATGGGATCACATTATTTGCATACATATCATCATCATCCATATGATGAATATAGTCTGTTTGGAATGTACCTTGATAAGTATTCCTAATCCCATGCCCATAGCAACCAAGATTATGATCTAAAACATGAAATATTAGGTCACTCCCATATAAGTCTTGCTCTGATTGAAAATAATCTGGCCCAACTTCTGTAAAATTAGACCCATCAAAAAACACCTCTATTTTATCTAAACTATGTCCAAATTGTCCATATAAAGAACGGAGGGTGTTGGTCAATGTTTTTCTACCAAGAGTAGGAATAAAATAACAAATTGATGGATTGTCCTTATTCATTTAATTTTTCCTTACATATTCTGTTATAATAGTTTTTGTTCCAAAAGGTAATATTATTAAAACCCTCCCATCTTGCAACCATATATGACCATATTCAGCATTATGTCCACAACAACAACTGGATGTATAAATTCCAGCGAAATTAAGTGCTTGTACTAATGGGGCAATACAACGATCAATACCTTTATCGTCCCAACGAGATTGACCATCAAAAGATAATTCAGGATTAATCGGTACTCGTAAAACTACTTCATCGCCATGTTTACACATATTAATTTCTCCTTAATTGCTCGTAAAATCGAGTCTCCATCCAGTCTTGGTATGAAACATTTCGTTCTTCAATGTTAGAATATCCAGATTTTTGTACAGCAACCATAGGTATAGTGATATAACAATTATGAGAGGGAACAATATCATTTGCATACATCACATCAATAATAGTTGTAGTAATTCTTGGTTCAATATGGTTTATTAATCTATCTAGAAAATTCTTATTAATCGCGTATGCGTGGGTGGATTGTGCGTGAGTTAATTTTCCCAAATGTGTTGAAATTTGAAAGATACTACTACAGATATTCCCACCTAAATAAAGCATGTCCCATTGTTCAGGTAATTCAGTTAATGCCCCTTGAATAATATTAGTATAGTCGTTAATTAATTTAACATCATCCTCAAACATCAACACATTTTGGTTTTGTTCTTTAGCTAATCTTAAGCCATTTAAATGTGCTAAACCACACCCAATCTGTCTATTAAATACTGTATTATTTGTCCCTGTATAAATAACTCCTGGGATTCTAATAGGAATTAATCCTAGTTTCATAATCTCTTGTTGTGCATAAGTATTCCGGTCTGGGCGATAATCCAGGTTTATGTAATAAGATAAAGGGGATAATTCATTAAGTTTCATGGACTAATTCATTAACTATATAATGTAAGACAAAAGAATGGGTGCTTTCTATCATCCTCATATCATTTGATGGAACAATAATTGAATAATCTATTAATTTTGCAAGTTCCCCACCATCAAATCCTGTAAAACCAAGTATAGTCATACCAATTTTATTTGCGGTATTAACTGCTTTAATAATATTTTTACTATTACCAGAACCACTAATAGCAACTAATACCCCCCACTTTTTTCCCATTCTTTCTAATTGTTCACTAAAAATATCTTCATAGGATATATCGTTAGCAATTGCAGTTATAGTTGAGATGTCATTGCATAAACTAATTGCATTAATCTTTACTGTATTAAGTAAATCTTGTGCAAAATGAGATGCATTAGAAGCACTACCACCATTACCAATAACAAAAAATGGATAGGTCTTGCGCACTGATATTAAATTAATAACATGTTCAATACATACTTTATCTAAAGTATTCAATAAATCTATAAATTCATCCCTATATTTTATTAAAGTCAATAAATATACTCCTTAAACTTATCCTGATTATCAATAAGATATTTTGGAAAAGTTTCATCAATAGGAACTTTCCAGATTCCATAATTTCTGCCATATAAATCAAATCCTTTAGTAATACAAGTGTTTACAATAGTTCGTATGTCACCTTTAACATTTTTAAGTTCTGGTTCATCAAGTGCAATTAATTTTTCTTTTACCTTTTCTATACCACCCATATAGCTAAAGTGCCAACCACCATCTTCTATAAATACTCCTCTTCTTCTCATTTTTAATTCACATAAACCTGCTTCAGTTAAAAGTTTATTACAAGTAAGTAACTGTCCACCTAACCAGGGTTCTCCATTACATAGATTAAAATAGAAGATATAATTTTTATTTCTAAAATTATATACCTGATTTGGATCAAAATTATCAAGAACTGTTTTAACTTTTTCTGGATTAAATATCTCATCTGTATCAGAAGTCATTATAATGTCATCTGGGGCACAATTTCCCAATGATCTAATAAGACATTCTTTTTGATAGGTATTTCTCCCATACGTAAGGATATTGTGGGGCCACCAATCTCCCTTATTAACTCTTTCTATTACCAATCTATGAAGAGGATCTTTAGCACTATCAGGAGAAAGATGTAAATAATCTTCCGGTGTATCTGTGATTATTTGTGAAATAATTTTATGTTCAAACTTTTTATATCTATCTTTATTTTCAAGATAGTAATATGGTTTAGGAATCCCAGAGAATGTTACATTAGATTCACTAATTATAAAATAATCTACAATGGGATCTAAGGTATTTAGTCGGATCTCCAAAAGATCCATTTCATGATAAAAATTTATAAGATCAAATACTTTCATACTTTATGTAGATTTCCTCCTCTATCCATAAAATTCCAGTCCGGGCGATTCATTTCACAAGCCGACCAATATCCCGTAGATACATTATATCTCCCCCAATAAAGAGGAGCAATCACAAATGGGTTATGAGGATTCAACCATGTAGGAAATTGTGCAAAAGACGAGTTAGAGATAATCAAATTCTTCGCTTGATTAACCATATAGTAGTCAATACTAATGCCAAAATGCACTACAGGATAAGGTAAGATACTCTTTGCATAACCAATATCCTCAGTAACTACAATGAATTTCATCTTACGATTCCTGGACAACATCTGTTTAATCGCATTGTTCCAATACGTTACAGGCAGATTAAAATCTTTTACTCCTACGTATTCCCCACCTCTAACATTGATTATACAGACATTCTCATCTAATTCTAAACCATCATAGAAGTGAATAGTTTGTGCAAATTTATCTGCACACTCTGGTTTTATTTTAAACCAGTTTCGGATATCTTCTTTTCTCTCCTCAATGTATTTGAAATTCTGACAGCAATCAATTATGAGTTTCGTATTGTCTTGTACATTAAAGATCTCAGGAGTATAAGGAAAATAAGTATACTCATGCCCATCTGTATTTCGATATTCTCTAGGTTCACACCAGATTTTATTAATTCCTGGAGGAGGGTTACTTAAGTCTCTACACCAGGGCGCATCATGTTCTTTGCCATAATCAATCTCCATAAAGTCCATCTGTTCTTTGCCATGAAAATAATCATTGGATGGATGACGATTGAATCCAAACTCAAATCCACTATGTTCAGCCACCGTTCTCGTGACCGAGTACTGCCATAAATTATTTCCTATATTGCCCGTGAGATCGGCACAAATTGTCATTTAGCCTCCAATACAAATACATGATTCCCATCAGGCACATTCATCCAGTTGTCTTTTAATCCAGGTACATGATTTGTATGCTTAATAACATTCCAATCTGCACCGATAAACATATCTTCCCACCAAATTTCATTCTCAATAATTACGTGTGAAATCTCCATATGATATTCCGGGATACGATATTTACCATGATCTCCCATAGGGATTACACACATCATCTTAGGAGCAAACATAGTTAATCCTCGTAAGGTAGAGAATAATGTTTTCTCTTCAATGTGTTCAAACACATCTTTACACACGATGTGACTATATCTTAATTCATGGTCTCTCCAGGAATCTAAAGTAGCACAATTCCAACAACCATCTGGGGCAAAAGAGAGTGCATAATCACTGATGTCACAACCCTCTGCTTTATATCCTAAGAATCTAAATGCCCATACTAAGAATCCTTTAGCACAACCAAAGTCTAAAATAAAATCCCTTTGAGAATCTAAACCCATATAATCAATAAAAGCAAAAGACTCTCTGATACTTCTTTCGGGCATTAAATGGTAATTTTCGAGCCAGCCGCGGCCACTTTCTTTTCCTCTTTCATAATAATCTTCATTGTAGAATTCGGGTTTAAAACTTCCATCGGAATTTATGTACTCACTAAACATTTTTTGTTTTTCCAACCGATCAAGCACGTTCTTTTCTCCTCTTCTGCCAATATAGTTTTCTAGCCTCTGACATTTTTTTCTTTGTATCTTCTCTGTGTTGTTTGCCAAACATTCCGGAACTTCCATTTAAAGAAGTTAATAAATTTTTTATGTGTTCTTCTGTTCTTTTTCGTCCTTTTAGTTCCTTGGAAATTTTATCTCTTGTTTCTTTAGAAAAAATCTTTTTGTAATTATATGCTTTTTCTCCTTTTTGTTTTTCAGATATCTTTCTTTTAGTTTCATCAGAACAAGGTAAACCCTTATTACTGTCTACACAATTTCTTATATTATAAGGAAGATCTAGTTTTTTATAGTAATCACTAAAAAATTGTTCATATCTAGTTAATTCAAACGGTTCACAATAGATTAATATTTCAAATTTAAAGTTTTCTTTTCCATATTTATTCCAAGCCCTTTGAAGATGTTGATTCTCGTGTCTGTCCGATCTAAGTTGGGAAAAATGATCTATTTCTCTTTTATGTAATCTGACGGCCTGTCCCACATAACATTTTTTATTTACTAAATTCTTAATTTGATAAATCCCACAATTATACAAAATCCACATCCTCAATCGGCTGTAATAAATTATAGATTAGATCATTTGATTCCTTACCGCAGTTGCAAAATTTGCAACGATATCCCATATCATGAGGAGGATTGTTTTGTAACCATTCCTCTAATTTAGAAACATGACAAACAGCAAAATCATCTGGTATATTCGCTTCAGATTCATACCCTAATTCTATAGATGGACAAGGAAGAAAATTACCATTCCAATCTATTGCCGCCCGAAGATATATCATATAACAACCTAATGGTGTACCCGATTCTTTTCTAAAGAATACTAATGGATATCCATATTTATCAGTTTCATCTCCCACTGTTTTCTCCCACTCTAATGTACACGGACGTATAGGAGCCACTCTGATAACCAAATTTAAATCTTTGGCAAATAGATATAAATTTTTTATCCCAGCTAAAGTATGATCATCATGAACGATAAATGAGGCACTATGTCGAACATTTTTGGGAATACAATCAAAATCAATCTTTCTTGCATAGTTTGCAGATTGGATACTTACCCGAATCCAGGTAAATTTTTCTAATGTTTTCGTAGGAATCTTAGGCAGTAAAAGTCCATTGGTTACTAAAGATAATTTCAAACCCTCTTGAAAAGCAAACTCCACAGTTTCATCAAAATGTTTCCAAAGTAATGGCTCTCCTCCACCAGAGAATTCCATTGCTTTAAGTCCATGAGATCTAAGTACATTTGTAGCATGTTTGAAATCGTGTAAACCTAATTCTATATCATTTCTCATTACATTCCTAAAACAACAGTATGTACAGGCTAATTGACATTTATTTGTAGGCCATACAGATACATGAATTGGCCCAACAATTTCACCTCTTTGTATTTTTGCTAAGTGTTCTGTATGGTGAATCAACTTGTGCAACCCTGGAGAGAAATGATTTATCTCAGGTTTAGTTTGCATTGAAATATCATCCATAAACTCCTTTCAATAATATGTCCCTCAGTTGAAAATCTACTATTAAGTTCATCCATTAATTTTCTCCAAAATTCCCTGGGATAGTGCAGTACTCGCATTCTCTCCACAATATACTGAGAACCAGGGGAAAAACGTATCCACTCTATGTGTTCATAATTATTAAAATATTTATTCATAAACTCATCAAAAGATGAATATCTACAAGTTATATTATAATGATCGTTATTATTTTTTATATACCAATTATTATTTATTTCTAAATATCCCCCCTCCTCTGTTCGTCTTTCCCAAGAGTTTGCCGGAAATTTTCCATAATATTCTAGTGGTGTAAAAACTATATTATTTATAAGTAAGTCAAAAAGTTCTTTACGGCAGTGATCAAAAGGATGGGCTTGTATAAACACCATAACATCAGGAAGATCTTCATAATGATCATAAATAAATCTAAAAATATCTATTTGATTTCCACCTATATTCTCAATATTAATTATATTTGGGTCTTCAATTGGTTTTCCTTTATTATAAATAAGATAATTAAAGTTATAAGATTTTAACCAATCTAAATTCTCTTCATACCTACTAATTATAAACAGTTTATTCATATTTCTTTCTTACCTTTTCTAATTCATCAGAGATTTGTTTATCAGACATTTCTGATGTAATACTACCATCCCATAAATAGTTAATAATTGTAATATCATTTATAATTTTAGGATTACCGTATGGACTATTTATCATTCTATAATACCAATCACAATCATATGCATATTTAAGATTTGTATCCATTCGAGGAATATCTGAGGAATTGCGTATAGTAATACAACTTGGAGTTCCTATAGTATTACACATATAAATCTTAGGATTTAAACTAGGACAATGGTATTTGAAAAAATGTAATTTATCTCTTGTGTGCATATATGCAGTTGCAATCCACATAGTAGTTTCATCAAATGCTAGAATGGGTTTTTCTAGTGAAAATGCATCATAAAGGTAGTCATCTCCGCAAAGAATTTTAATAAATTTACCAGTACTATGTCTTATAACAAAGTCAGTATTATATGCTGCCGATCCTCTATTTTCTTCATTTCTGAGATAATGAATAGACAATTTATGATTCCACTTTTCACATAAATTCTTAATCTTATCATCTTCAGAATGATCTGCAACAACTACATCAAAATCTGTAAAATACTGAGATTCTAATTTATTAAAGGAATATTCTAAAAGTCCTTCTCCCCTTCCGTGATATCCATATGTTGGAATTGCTATACTTAATAATGTCATAAAGTTTCTTTCATATATCTAATTATGTTATTTAACGGTCAATCTACCAAATCTTTGACCGATTAAATTAATTAATTTGCTCATCTTTTCTCCTTTTAGTTCTCCTTAAAATACAAAATGGCAGAGCATGGAGGTATGCTTTTTCGTGTAGCTATCACTAGCCATCTTGTTCTAATTAATATAGAACTCCTTTACACAATCTTCTATATAACCCAAAATATTTTCCCCATAATGCGGGGCACAACCGATAAAAAATACGGTATCCAATATCTTATTTGCATTAGGATAATCCCTATAGTTCCCCAAATGTTTATAGCCGGGGTGCAAAAGTATATTACCAGCGAAATAATTCCGTGTCTGAATCTTCTTAGATTCTAAAAATGCCACTAATTTATTTTTATATTCCTTATTAGGACAAATAAAAGGAGTACCAAACCAGGATGGTTTCGCTCCTGATAATACTGTTGGGGTTTTTAATTCTGGAAGATATTTTAGAAAAGTCTCTGTAATAATGTGTTCATTCTGTACTCTACGATAATGTATCTCATCAAATTTTTTGAGTTGTTCTAACCCCATTGCGCCTTGAAAATCTAATGGTTTTAAATTATATCCCATATTTGTAAATAAATATTTATGATCAATAATCCCATCATAGTTATCCAACCAACAAGCAAATCGTTTATGACACATCCCATTAGACAATAAATTCTGAGCGCCAGTGCATTCACAATCTCTACCCCACCATGCAATACTTCTTGCAAGTTTAATAATACTTTCATTTTTAGATGAGATCATTCCTCCTTCACCGATGGCTAAGTGGTGAGCCGGATAGAATGAACAAGAAGATGCCACAACTAATTGATTAAGTAAAGTATAATCCCAAGTAGTCCCCAAACTATCACAATTATCCAAGATTAATTCTAAGTCTAATATAGAATGTAAATTTAGTAATTTACCCATATCAGGAGGATTACCTAATACTGGAGAGATTAATATTGCTACTGTATTAGCATTTATAGAATTATATATCTCTAAATAGTCTGCATTTAGTGTGTCTAATTCAATATCTACAAAAACTGGTTTTAGATTGTTCTGTACGATGGGGGCAATTGTAGTAGGAAAACCCACACAAGAAACAATAACTTCTGCACCATCTGCCCAACCATAATATTTTTTCAATGCTGCTAACATAACTAAATTAGCAGATGAGCCTGAGTTAACCATTACAGAATAACCACCACCAAATTTTTCAGAGAATTTATCTTCAAATTCTTTAACTTTTTCTCCAGAAGATAACCACTTACCAGTAAGTAATGCCTTTACAGCCGCAATAATTTCTTTATTATCCCAATACGGGCCTGAGTAGTATACTGGAGTAATACCAGGTATAAATTTAGCGTCATCATTATAGACATAGCCTAATACATTACTTCCATCTTCTCTTAAAAGACCAATAAGATCCTTGATTCTTTCTTCAATATTATCCACGTTTTTCATTCTCTATAAATTGTTTATACTTTCTAGTCCACTCATAAGAAGAATTAAACATTTTTGTTGCTCCCTTATATAGATTTGGTTCATATTGTCTCAGGATATCCAATTCATTTTCAAAAGTTCTACTAAAAGGACAACCAGCACAACCTGTTCTTGTCATCCCATATTTTGTATAACAATCACTATATTTTATATTCAATTCCCCACAAAAAAGTTGCTTCTCGACTTTTTTCCACCAAAATAAGGGGAAATATAAAGCATATGTGTGCAATTTTGGAGGTAAAAAGCAAGTTTTATATGCTCTGGCTCTAGAACCCCCTTCAGCTTTCCTAATTCCTAAAATCATTAAATCAATATGATTTTTTTTTGTATAGTCCTTACTAGGTTGTTTTTTCGCCCAAGTGCAACACTGATCGGATACAGAAAAGGGGAGTCCATATTCTATTAAGAATTCTTTTAAATACCGATTATAAGTAATATTTGTTGTTATATAGGGGAACTTATTACACCACCACGATAATGCTGTTTTACAATTTTCATATTTTACAGTTAAGTCTTTAAAAGTTTTATTCCCATCATTCTGGAAATTAAAACCATGCTTTTGTAGTCTGGATAAATAATCACTGACTCTTTTACTTACAAAGGGTTGACCATATTTCATCAAAGTTGTTGGGATGGGGTTTTTGGCCTTAACTTTTTCAATACTAAATCCAACTGATCTCATATAATCTAAATGTTCATATGTAGCAGCATATTCTAATCCTGTATCCCAAAATACAGCGGGAACATTATATCCTCTAGTTCGTAATAACCACATTACATTATCAGAGTCCGATCCCCCACTATAGGCTACTCTAATTTTCTTATTTTTATACTTATCCATAATGGAATCAAGTTTTGCAAATGTGTCTATAAAGACTAATTGATCCTCAATCATATTTGAATCCAATGTGGTAAGTAAATATCGCTGGAATTATTATTAACCCACCATTGTCTAGGAGCAATAGTTATACTATTTGAATTTCCAAGAAAAGAACCCCACCAGGAATAACTAGAATTGGCGATAATATGATGTTTACATTTTGCCATATAAACCATGTGTAATAAATCAAAGGGTGCGGGAGTTGCAGTATCAGATGTCTCATTCATTTTATAGATACATCGATCATTATCAAATAAATCACTTTGCATACACCAGTGAATATCATCAGAGAAGATTAGGAATTTATCATCAGGAAATAGGGCCATTGCTTTCTGATAATAATTTGTTTCAGTTAAACAAGTATGGAATCCTTTACGATCGAGATAATCGCCTCTCCTCACATGCACTGAAACTAGGTCTTTTGAATTATCATTTGTTTCAAAATTAGGTTCAAAATAATATTTAATTTTATCAAATGAATTTACAAAATATTTCCAGGATTGTAGATACCCACAGAGACTCCAAGAATGGCGAACATCTAAAGAAATAAAATCATAATTGAATTGTTTCTCAGTAAATATTTTTAGTTTATAAGAAGAAAGTTCATCATAACTTTTTTGAGGTAACTCATGTTTAAAATACCTGCTGTACGGCCAAGTAGGAAAGTAAAAAGGAATATTTAAAGAATCTGCGATTCCTATCGTACTTGCGATCTCAAATAAATTGTTTCCCAAGCGGCCTGCTACACTTCTGTTATTCAGTTGCAGATATGTTATCATTGTTTCACACCGTTATAAGGAATTGTAAAAGTTTCTTGATGTGGGAGATTTCCCCATTTTTTTATGTAATTGGCTTTTGCTAATTCAAACTTTTTATGGTGTAAAGATAATTCACCTGGACTATAATTTTTCAATGTAGTACTACCAATGTGTTCATATCCAGTAGGAATAGATTGGAAACCAAATTCTTGTCCATAAAGAATTACTCTACGATAATAATCGTTGTCCTCAAAATATCCATAGTTAGGACTCAGCGATTCATCAAACTCACCAATTGCATTAAATAATTTTGTTGGTATACTAAAACAAGAAAAAAGATTATCTCTCTTTTCATCCGGGAATGTTATCTTGTTTTCATCAAAATTATCTACAAACACTTTTACAGTATCCGTATGAAATTCAATATCATCATTACAGATAATTCTTATATCTGTTGTATTTCTAATAATAAGATTCCATGCCTTTGCGACACCTTGATTATACCCAGGTCTATATAACCGGATCTTACTAACATCCATTTCATCTTTAAATAAAATATTATTATATAAACCACCATTATCAAATATAAAATAAAGATCAGGCTTTACCTCTCCCATTTCGGCAGAAATAATACATTTCCTTAATCCCCGATAATTGTTATAAACAGGAATTCCAACTGTAATATTAAATCCTTTATACATATTTCTCCATAACTAGATAAGTGACTCAGGAAAAATTTCTGGATCACTATACCCACGTTTTTCCAATAACTCTGTAGAAGTTAATCTTATAACTTCTCCACATTTTGTCCCATCTCCCATATCACCATCACACTGTAAAATAATTTTATTTTGTTTTTCATGTGGAAATAAAAACCAACCAGAAAAGATCCACTTATTACATTTAGGACAGGTAACTATCATCATTCTAGATTCATAAAACTTTTTTGCTTTTTCTTTTAAAGTTTCAATATAATTAATAACTGATGTTTCTGAGTCTCCTTTTCTAATCTTCCTGGTAATTTTAAGATCATCCTGCATCGTAGAAACATCTCTTCTAAGATCGGTCATAACCTTTTGAATTTTTTCAATTAGAAAGATATTCTCTGTACCAATACCTTCTGCACGAATATTAAAAACAAAATTTTCATAATCTTCTAGAGAAACTACTGCCTGTGCTAATGCTCTTAGAAGATATTTGTCATTAATTTTCATATCAGAAACGTCATAATCTTCAGCAAAATCGGCTAGTTTCTTTTCAATCCTTTGTTCAAAAATTTGAGCCTTTTCGATTCCAAAAAGCCTCTTAGCAAACATCTCATCAAATTCATCATTTGATAATTCCTTAAATTGACTCAGATTCCGCATCTGATTTTTAGACGACAATACGGTTTTAGTTCGTGGTTTTCTTTTTTTCTTTTCTGGTTGATCCATTATCTCTTTCCTCAATAATCTTTACGATCCTATTATAGCACACTTCTGCATTTTGTTGTAGATAATTAGTATTTTTATGCATTTTCCAGCAATATTTATGCACTTTTAAGTTAATATAGGGGATATCAATTCCCAGAGTAAATATATCATCTAATACTTCTTTATCACAGAAGATACAGATCATGCATTCCCTCCCCGCATGTTCTGGGAATATGGCATAAGGGTCTCTAATAACGTAGGTGTAAGTAATCGCTCGTCCTTCATGTAGATGAATTGGATTAACCTTTGAAGATCATCTTTACGGATAGGGAGGTATATAATCTCGTGGCTTTGCTCGCAACCTAAAGCCATGAGTTCTAACTTGTAATCTTTGTGGCAATATTTACACTCCCAGAAATTGAAATCATGACGGATTGGCATTTTGCTCCTTGACAAACTACAAATTTAGGGTATCATGTAATTCAGAATGAGATACACAAAAAAATTTGCCTCTCATAGGTGAATTAGTGTGTATTTTACCCTAAAAGTCTAAGATTGTCAAGGAGCAAAATATGGCTAAACGGAGATTCACAATTAATTTTGAAGTAGAGGCAAAGATAGAATTGGATGATAAAGTTACCTATGAGGGTGTTCGTGAATGGTGTTTAGAGAAAATTGCCTCTTGACAGCCCCTCAAAATTATGCTATACTACTCATAATTGAATAAACTAGAGTTATACTTGCGAAGCCAAGACGGGGAGCAAGAGGAAATAAACCATTAAAGTTTATAAGTAATAAATGTAACTTATTCAGTGCTTCTCCAGTATTCAAAAGATAGAACTGAGCAAGAAGAAATAATTTGAAAGGAAAAATAAAATGAATAAAAAGGTTAAGGAAAAATCGTGCAAGCATCATCAATTCCCTGTTCGAGGAATTGGATTGGTAAATGTAATTTGGTCAAAACCTGTTACAATCGTTATCCTACCTAATGGTGTTAAAGGAATTGCAAGATGTTTACCAGGAGATGTGTGGAGTGAACAGGCAGGCTATTATATGGCATTTGCTAATGCTTATGAGAAGATGCATTGCTTAAAGCATGAAAACGATATAATTAATTTTACAGTAGACTGATATGTATTCTTATATCGCTTCTTTAAGTGAATTATCATCTTTTCAAAAGTCTCTTATTAATAGAAAAGATACTGTAATAGGATTTGATATAGAAACAAGTGGATTAGATCCTTATCTGAATTTTATTAGATTAATTCAAGTAGAGATAGATAATAAAATATTCTTATTTGATGCTCAACTCTTAGGAGATAAGAATATTATTTATATTTGTTCTTTATTACAAGAAAGTGATTCAATCCTTGTTGGATTTAATCTAAAGTTTGACCTAAAATTCATTAAATCTAAATATAATCTACTCTTTACAGATTTAATAGATTTACAATCTGCTGAAGTAATGGTTACAAATGGTCTAGCCTTATCCAGATATCCATCTTTAGACGATATTTGCTTAAAATATCTAGGAATACAATTAGATAAAACAGTAAGAAAAAAATTCTATGAAGATCCATTTGGACAAATCACTGAAGATATGTTAGTATACTCTACCGAGGATGTAATGTATCTTAAGAGATTAAAAGATATTCTTTTAGTAAAGTTAATAGAACAAAAACAACTAGATGTATTTAATCTTGAGAATAGATTAACTCCAGTTACCGTAATGATGGAATTAGAGGGCATCTTATTAGATAAAGTTGCATGGGAGAATCTTGCTAAATTAGCAGAAGTTGAAAGAGATTTATTCCATAAAAAAATAAAAGATTATATACTTAATAATATAGATACAACTAAGTTCAATAGTTCTATAGAGTTATCTGAAACATTAGGAATTAAAGTAAAATTGGTCAGAGATAAGAAATATCTCGAACAAGTAGATTCAACTTATGCACTTACTTCTTGGATTTATGAAAGATTAAATCCTGGTTCTCATGTACATATGAAGAATGCATTAAATCTATTTAATATTCCTGTAGAAGATACGAATGAAGATACATTAGTATTATTTGCTGGAGAACCTCTTATAGATTTAATATTAGAATATAGAAATCGCGCTAAAAGAGTATCTACTTATGGTGTAAGTTGGTTTGAAAATATACACCCAACTACAGGTAGAATACATTCTAAATTTAATCAACTTGGGGCAACTTCTGGGAGATACAGTTGTGTACCTTTGGATTCAGAAATACTCACGTTGAATGGTTGGAAAAAATATAATGAGGTAAATATTGGGGATCAAGTTATTGGTTTTGATTTACAAAAATATCAATATAAAATTACAACTATAGATGATATAACGATTGGAAAAGACCTTGTTGGAAGATTAGTAGTTAACAAAGGTCATGATTCTAAATATCAAAAAGGAATTTTATGTACAGCCAATCATAAATGGATTACTAAGGATTCAAAGATAATTGGATTTAGTAATGCAAATAGTATTCCAAGAAAATATGACACAGTTTTAATGCCAAACGTTAAATTGCAGGATTGTAAAACGTCTCTTTTAGATAAAACACAAGCATTGTTACTTGGCTGGTACTTATCCGATGGATTTTTAACCGGAAAGAAAAATCATGGATTAGGAATTTCCCTTGTAAAAGGGAGGAGTATTCAATTATTAAAAGGTTGGTTAGATGAAAATAATGTATCTTATACGCTAAATAGATATAAACAATATGAATACGATTCACATTATGTGAGTGCTTTTCATATTAGTTCTGAAATATTTGAGCCAATCTATCAAACGTTTCTTACACATCCCCCAAGTAAAATTATCATGAGTTTATCAGAGGAATGCTGGGAAATAATGTACTTATCTATGATTGAGGGAGATGGATCTTATCGGAGAGAATTAAAGAAATATATTGGATTTGGAAGTTTGGAAACCCAAAAGAAACAATCCTGTGAGTACTTTGAATTACTTTCTTTAGCCTTAGCGAAGCCATATAGTTTTAGTAAAAGAAAATTAAAATCAGGGAAACCCTTTATTTATTATCATCTTACTTGTTCTGATGAATTATATGCGAATCGAAATTGTAATTGGGCTCCAGAAAAAGAAATGGATGTTTGGTGTCCAACAACAGAATGTGGAACTTGGGTTATGAAACAAGGACATATTGTGGCTATCACTGGAAATAGTGACTCAATAAATTTACAAAACATACCTAAATTGGCAGAATATCGTGCAACATTTATAGCGAGACCTGGATATAAACTTTTACGTGCAGATTATAATCAAGAAGAGTATAGATTGGTGGGAGAAATAACAGAAGATGAATTGATTATTAAAGCATATCAGGAAGGTAAGGATATGCATACCTCTACTGCTGCTTTGGTTAATCATTGTACCCTTGATGAAGTTATAAAGGAACAAAGAGATGATGCCAAAAATATCAACTTTGCTTCTTTATTTGGAAGCAGTGCTTGGGGACTTTCTAAGAAATTACATATTTCTCAAGATGTCGCAGAAGATGTTCTTATTGCAATTAATACGGGATATCCAACAATGGTTGCATTTAGAAAATCTTTTGGTGAGGCAGTATTAAGTAAAGGGCATACTAAAACTTTATTAGGTAGAAAAAGATATTTTGATCATCGAAGAATCTACAAAAATATGGAAGAAGCTGAAAAAGAAAATGCGGCAAGTATGAGAGAGGGTTACAATATGCTCATACAAGGGAGTGCGGCGGATATTATTAAAGATGCAATGTGTAATCTATTTTATAATAATCCTTTTGAATATAAAGATTTTCATATTCTTATGCAAGTACACGATGAAGTTGTAATAGAGGTAAAAGATGAAATCGTAAATGCTGCAATAAAGTTTGTAGAAGAAACTATGTTAACAGCAGAAAGAATATATCTAAAAGTAATTCCTGCTGCTGTAGAGATTACAGTAAATGATTATTGGAGCAAATAAAATGAGAGATATAACTAGAATTACGCGGATAATAACTAAATTAGAGGCAATATGGTCTATTTTTCCTGATTGGAGATTGGGCCAAGTCCTCTTTGTCCTTGTTAATTTAGGGAATGCAGATATCTTTTATTTGGAAGATGACGCGCTAGAAAAAGGATTAGATCTATTTATAAGTAATTTTTCTAAGAAAAGGGAAGAATAAATGGTAGAAACTTTTGAAGAACTATTAGAAGAAAAATATAAAAAATTATACGATTTATCTGAGGAAGAAGAAGAAAGATTAAAGACCTTAAAAGTTATAGAAACAGGTGCTTTATCTTTAGATGTATCTTTGGGTATTGGGGGTATTCCTAGAGGAAAAACAACCTTTATCTGGGGAGTTGCCGGATCAGGAAAATCACATTTGGCTTTGGAGATAGTTAAGAATGCAGTTCTTACATATCATTTGAATGCTGTTTATATTGATTCAGAGGCCGGACTTGAACAGGGCTTAGTAGATGAATATTTTAAAGGTTATGATTATCTAATTAGTGGTAATGTTTTATATTATACTTTACATATAGGAGGTAATTGGTTAAAGATATTAAAACCAGAATCATTTGAGGATTGTATGACGTTATGTGAGGATGCTGTACGTTCTAAAGAGGTAGGAGTAGTTGTAATAGATTCAGTTAGTGCTGGATCTCCCGATGAGGAATTGGAAAAGGAATTAATTGAATCCACAATGACTCAACAATCAAGGTTATTAGCCAAATTTTTTAGAAGGAATCAATTCTCTATTTTGAGAAATGAAGTAGCAATGATTTTTATTGGGCAGGCAAGGGCAGTAATTGGTTCGTATATACCTATGGTTACAACTACTGGAGGCAATGCGATAAAACATTTTTCTTCTGTTGAAATCCAAACTAAAGCATTAACAGGGGAAAAAAATATGCTCATGTTAGATAAAGAAGCAATTGGGATTATGTGTAAATTTACTATCATGAAAAATAAATTAGCTCCTCCATTTAGAAGTTATCAGATTCCAATTCTATTTGGAAAAGGCATAGATAGATTAAGGGATTTTATACGGTTCTCAGAGGATTTAGGGATACTAAGTTTACACGGTGCGTGGTATTATTTTGGAGAAGAAAGATTGGGCCAAGGATTTGTAAAAACAATGGAGTATCTTAAACAAACTCCAGAAGTATTAGAAAGGATTAAGAGCACATGCTATGCCATTCTTACAAAAGAAAATAAAAGTATACAATCTGAGGGATAGGTTAACCTTCGGTAAACATCAAGGTGAAACTCTACAACAGATCATTGATGCCGATCCCGAATATGTAGAGTGGATGATCGAGAATATCCCTGATTTTGATTTAGACGCAGTAACAATGGATTATTTTGAGGATATTCTAAATGACAGAGATGAAATTAATTTTGGGGATATCATTGGCATCCGGGCTATCCGGGCAATTTTGACGACAATTAGTTCTTGACAAGGTAAGAGATATGTGGTACAATATTTATAATAAAGGAGTATGAGGATGTATAAAACAGTAGTAACCAGGCGAGTATTTCAGTTATCACCTTTCAATTCATTGGAAGTTGTGGAAACGATGGCAGAGATCCCAGAACATCTGGTGAATGACCATAAGTTCTCAAATATTATTCATGCTCAACAGTTAGCAGAAGTGGAGAGTCAATATAAAAGATATCTAAAATTGTTACGTGAATTGTCAAATGAGGCAGATCAAGATGTATATCTAGAAACTTTCAAAGAATTTACAACAAATAAAATAAAAGAATATTTAAATCCAACACAATCAAAAATATAAAAAAGGAAAAATAAAATGCCATTTCAACTTACACCAAGAGCAACAAGTACATTTAAAAAATTAGACTATTTTTTTCAAGAACCAGGAAAACATTACATTCGTTTTATAGAGCCAACTGAGAAAGCTTCAATACTCCCCTCTCATTATTTCCCTAGAGGACAAACTGGAATTTCTTTACAATGTTTAGGTGAAGATTGCCCAGCATGTAAAAACAATCGTAGATTGTGGTTAGAGAATCCTGGGAAGAAGTGGAAAGATATTGAAGGTTTAATTTCTTTAAGTGATCGAATAGCAATTAATATTCTAGATCGGACTATGGTAAAAGTTTGTCCAAAAACGGAATGTCAGGCAGAAGTCAAAGCAGGATTTACGGGCAGATTTCCAGATACCTGTCCGTACTGTAACTCTATTTTGAATCAAGCGGCTATAAAGGAATCCGGGAAAGTTAAAGTATTATCCATTCCTCCTACTATTGCGGATTTAATTAGTCAATTAGAAGCCGCACAATTAGATGAGGCTGGTAATCCTGTACCCGTAACCAGGTATGATTTTGAACTTCTTGTCATGCAAAAGGGAAAGAAAAAGGAGATGACCCCACAAGTGGCAAGAGAAAGATGTGATGTGATTATTGTGCCTGAAGAGGCATACTTTGATACATCAAGGGCAGTTATCCGTCTTGAATTGGCTGAGATGGAAGATTTTCTAAGGGGCGCTTCTTTAAAGGATATCTTTGCTAAGAAAAGTGCGGAGAAAACGATGGAAGTCGCTGAAAGTGATGCAGCAGTCCCAGCAGATATTGTTGACAGAGTTAATAGTATTCTAGCAGATTAATTTTATGGATGAGAATATTAGTGACCAGTTTCTAAATGAGATTAATACCACTTCCAATCCGGCGGTGGTATTAACCTCATTGTATTGTAAGTTATATGATTTAACAAATTTTGCAACCTATATAAAAATATTTGGCAAACTTGTTAAAGTATATAGTAGGAAAAATATATTCTTTGCAATATTAGATACGTATGATGTGGATAATTTTAGACCAGAGAATCCATATGCGTTACTTACATATTTCCTAAAGAAAAGATTAGAAGATAAGGTGAATCCCATTAATCGAATTGATATAAAACAATTAGAGTTTCAATACAATAGTGCTAGAGATGATTTAAAAGATATAGTTATGCAAGATCCATTTTGTGACGAGGATAGCCATGCCAACGAAGATATTTAACACTGAAAACGAGACAGCAATTTTATGTATCTTACTTAATAATCCATTAAAGGTATTTGAATTAACTTATCTAAAATCTTTTATGATGAGTTCTATTGCAAATGAGTTATTATTTACTACAATTCAAGAATTAGCGGCAAAAGGTTCTATACCTGATATATCATTAATAACAAATTATTTACAAACGAATGCCAGATTGCTGGATGCTGGAGGTACAACGTACTTAGAATACTTAAAAAATCAGGCTTACTCTGTTGATAACCTTTTGGAATTTGAAAGGTTATTGGTTGGGAGTTTTAAAGCCAAACAGTTAGTTGAATTAGGTAGTACGCTTGTTTCACTTCCAGCATCCAATCTGGAAAATATTGATACAGTTATTGCTGAAGCAAGGGTAAGAATAGATAATCTTTCTTTATCTTCCGGCGGGGAAACTACCTCTACTTTTGAAGACGTATTAAGAGCAGGTTGGAATGAAATTAAAGAGAGAATTAATAATCCAGGTACTTCTGGTATTTTTACTTGTTTTCCAGATATAGATTTTGCTACAGGGGGCAGAGGCAGAGGAAATTTATGGATTGAGGCGGGCAGGCCAGGTATGGGAAAATCATCCAGCATTTGTTTATCTATGTTGGAGTCTGCTAAAAAAGGGTATAGTTCTTTACTGTTTTCTTATGAAATGCCCAAATATATGTTAGCAGAGAGATGGTTAGGAATTGAAACAGGAATTCCCATTTCTGATATTCATCTTGGCTATCTGAATAAAGAAAAATTACAACTAATTGATGATGCAATTCCTAGAATTAAATCTTTACCAATTTATGTGGATAATAATTTCTCAGCGAGTATCCCCTATGTTACAGGTACGATAAGAAAATTCTGTCAATTGAAACATCTAGATCAAGTATTTATAGATTATATTCAACTCATGGCAGCAAGAGACCAAAATGCTACGAACGCATTAGGCCAGATTTCTAGGGCAATGAAATTATTAGCAATCGAACTTAATATTTCAATTACACTTGCATCCCAATTAAATCGTGGTGTTGAGTTAAGAGGCGAGGATAAACATCCAATGCAGGCCGATTTAAGACAATCGGGAAACTTAGAGGAAGATGCAGATGTAATAATCATGTATTATCGAGATGAACTTTATAAACCAAAGGACACTACTATGCCTGGAGTATTAGAACACATGATAGTAAAAAATAGACAAACAGGAATTTTAGGTTCTATTTTTTCAGACTTTGATGATAAGACTGGAAGGATTACTAAACATGGATAGGGAATTAATATGAAATATTATACTATGATTGATAAAAACGGAACCAGAATATCTATTAGTGTTTCTAATACTGTAGATCCTTATTGGTTATTGGCCTTATATCTGGGGCTTAAAAGAGTTAATTTTATACAATTTATTCTCTTCCATAATAGATTTTATAATTGGTTAAAAAGAGTATTTAAATGAATCGTAGAAATTTTCTTAAATTTTTGGGTATGATAATTATCACACCATTTGTGAAATTCGTACCAAAGATTAAATCTGAATTTAGAAATAAATATTCTATTCCTAAATCGGATACAATTGAAGGAACAATAGCAGTTCTCGACTTGGGTATAAATAATGTCTATAAACTTAGAGATGGTTCTATGGTTACACATCAAGAGATTATTGAATCAATTTCTAAAGGCGCTTGTAAATTTGAAATAGAAGTAATGTATGGGAAGTGTAGTGATGCCATCTAGTCAGAAAAGAAAGGGATCAAGTTTTGAACGAGATATTGTAAATACTCTGAATGAGAATCTAACTCATGGTTCTTTTAAAAGATGTCCGAGTTCAGGATCAATCGGCACTATTATGAGTGAACCTTTATTAACTGGAGATGTTAATGGTACGATCTATGGATTCCCTACTGCAATCAAAGCAGAGTGTAAAGTAGGCTATTCTAATAAAACAGGTGCAGATGCTAAGAGTTTAACGTTAGCAAAGAGTTGGTTAGATAAAATTAAAGTAGAGGCAATCAATGGTTTTAGAATGCCTATGTTATTTGGTAAGTTTGATAATGTTCGTAACGGAGTTAAGATATTTGTAACGTTAGATTTAGATACATTTCTTTCTCTTGCGAATCATATAACCAAGATGAGAGAGGAGTTAGACAAAGCATATGCTAAACTGGACAACCATTAGAGATTTTTTAGCGAATCAAATTAATATAGATCCAAAAACTTTGGAATATATTGCAGTATTTAATATTCTAGAAGGTTGTGTTGCTGGTGTGTCTAATCGTGACATCTCTGAGATAAATGATTTATCTCTAGGTTATATACAAGCAACAATTATAGAGTTCCTTAAAGTATATGGTTGGAATGAAACTCTTTATATTAATCCATTAGCTATTTATACTATAGCAAAGGGCGAGAAACAAACTTTTAATATTTTATGCAAAAATGAAGATTCATATTTGGATAAAAATACAATATCAGCATATTTTACAGCATGTGAAAATTTTAATAAGATATCAAAAATTATAGAGGAGTATTATGATCGAACAACCCCCCGATTTTGATACATTTATGATAATTGTTTCTGCAATTGGAAAATTAACAACTGAGGAAGAAATAATAGAGGCGGAGTTAAAGTTAGCAGAGGCTAAGATAACTAAAGAATGTGTAACACATCCTGAGAAATATTCTCCAGATGGTAAGATCCCATCCATGTCTTTTATTCAAAATACGTATCATTATCCAGGACTTCATGGTGAATTAGCAACAAGTAGAATGCGTCTAGCTAATGTTAAAGGTTTATTAGCAGAAGAAGAATTAAAATTTAAGGTATACTATGGTATGCTGGAACTTTACAGAACCGAATCAGCAAACAGAAGGAACTCAGTTGTACTGTAAGCAACTAATCACAGTAAAGGTGTATAATTAGAATATGTCATGGTATGTTTATCAATTACTAGCAAATAGCCAGCAAATACGCGAAGGCTTATATAAAAAAGTTGGGAGAATAGATTCAGAAGGAGATATTATTATTATTCCTGAGTCTGAAAGTTTTGATGATCTACTCACAGTAGAAACCAAGATATCCGAACTTAATAGACGAAAGTTACTATCTGATTATGATCGTATTATTTTATCTCGGATTCAAGATAATAAATCTTTAACTCTAATAGGAAAAGAAGAAGGTATTGATCGGAGTGTGCTCGCACGAGAGGTAAGAGAATTATGCGATAGGCTTGGCTTTCTACTTGGAGATCGATTTACAGATGCTGGATATTTAAATTACTTACAAGAGAAATATCATTTAACAGACGAAGAAACTCTTGCAGCAGAAACATATATACAAGGAAAATTCAAAATTTATAGAGGAAAAAGTGAAATACATAATACAAAATCGTTGCAAACACAGACAAGATATACAGCACCATCCAAATTGCTTTAGGAAAGGAGATACAAAAGAAGAAAAAGAATATATTCCCTGGTTTATAAAGGACGAAGAGAACGTGGGTTATTTAGATATTGAGACTGACGGGTTAACTGTGGACTTCAGCACCATGTTATCATGGAGCATTAAACGAAAAGACGGAGAAATCGCTTATGATTGTGTGACTAAAAAAGAACTATTTGATCTAAAATTTGATGAGAGAATAGTACGTTCTTGCATTGAAGAGATTAAAAAGTATAAGATTATAGTTACTTATTTTGGTACACGCTTCGATGCCAGTTTCTTACGGGCTAAAAGTTTACACTATGGACTTGACTTTCCTGGATTTGTAGATGAGATTATAGTAACTAAATCTGGAAAAGAAGTTTGTAAGTATAATGCAGAACTATATCACTTCGATTTATATTATCTTGTAAGAAGTAAATTAGGAGCACTATCTAGGAAAAGTCTAGAAAATGTTTGTGATTGGTTGGGAATAGAGGGAAAGACTCCTTTGAAAAAATCAACGTGGCGTAAGGCAAGATATGGTGATCCAGAATCAATTTTAGAAGTTTTAGATCATAACAGGGCTGACGTAAAAATTTTAGAGGAACTTCACAAACGACTCTATTCCTTCTCGAAATGGACAAGAAATCCACTATAGGATTCACAATGGACTTTAAAGAATTAAAAAGATTTCAACAGGTAACTATAAGCAGTCTTGCTAAATTAGATGATGGTGGTTGGAAAGCAATGACTCAAATTGTGCAAGAAAAAACCATGCCTGATTTATCTACAAATAGGAAAATGGTTTACAGTGAATCAATTAATGAAGTACCTGAAACAGCTTATTTACAGACACTAACCGATGTACAAACTTATTTAGTAAGATGTGAAGGAGATTTATTCTCCATAAAAGAAGAATGGAAAACAGATGATTAAGGAGCAAAATTATGAATGAGATCGTTATTGTATCAGCAGGTGCATTATCTATGTTCATCCTGCAATTCGTTGTGAAACCATTACTTAGATTGAAATTAGGAGGGCAATATGATTTCTCTCCAAAACTCTATGTATTAATGGTAGCAATTTTAAATATATTTACAGCATTGCCCTTAGCCCTACTTAAAATAGAAGGATACTTAATCCCTACGGACTGGAAACAGTGGGGTATTGGTGCAACGGTAATCGTTCTACAATCGTTAATAACATTTGGTTCATACGAACTGACTGTTAAACCAATGAAAGAATATAAAGATGAGTTAGCAGAACGCAATGGCTATTGGTGATAAAAGTAAAATATCCGATCTGCTTATGGAGATAAATCTTCTCTTTGGAGTCTCCGCTGCTGTAGACTTTGCTGCCAGGGTTGTTACCGTTTGGATAACGAAGTCTGGTGATTCAACAGTGATTATGAATAGTTTTATTGTAAAGGCACTACAGCAATTGGGATATGTAATTAATATTGTGTTTTATTAAAATAGGCATATAGTTTAACTGGATAAAAACGTGAGGCTTTGAACCTTGAGATCGGATGTTCGAATCACATTCCCGCTATATTGGTACTTGACAAAGTAGAAAATTGGTGTATAATATAAATAAGTCAAGTCCATCTTTGCTCTAAAAACTGTGGTCTAGCCTTCCCACCAGATGCAAAAAGAAGATCGGGCAGTTTAGACTGCAACTAAGGAGTTCTGCCTAATTTATCCTGGTGTGAGAGGGAAGTATGCACGGATTGATCTCCAATTGGCTTGGATCCAAAGATGCATAGCCTTGCTGTCAGGTCATATACCAGAGTCTGATCAAACTCACACAGACAGTCCAGGATAAACTACCCTCGTAGCTCAACGGATCAGAGCACATTTCTTCTAAAAATGGGGTTGTGAGTCCGAATCTCACCGAGGGTGCTAAAGGAGTAATTATGATAAAAAAGGTAACTGTAGAATTTGAAGATACAATAGAAGATACAATATTTGAAATGTCAACTATTTTTGAGTTTCAAATGGATCACGGATTAGAGAATCAACTTGGTTTTTCGTGTAAAGGTTTAGGAGAATGGAAACAAAAGGAGAAAAATATGTTCTGGAAAGATGAATTTGAGGACGAAACAAATAAATTATTTGAAGGTTTAATGTATGGTATTTTTCCAAAAGGAGAAGAGAATATGAAAGAAACAGTACATGTAGAAGATTATGTAATTGCATCAAGAGATAAGGAAACTAAAAAATATTGGTCAATTACAACAGTCTCACCCCATGTGTATAAAACTTATCAGGTAGCAATCGCAAACGCGGATACTTTAGCCCAATTAGATTCTACCAAAGAATTTATTGTCTTAGCAGTTGCAGCAGTTGTTTCTGCCGCTACAGTAAATAGAACTTATAAACTTTAATCTAGTTCGGGTTTCCCGCAGGATCTTCCCACACAAAAAGGTTCTGCTTTTTATCTTAATAGAGGTTTAATATGAACATGGAAAGAGTTGATTATTATTTAGAAAGGTTAGATAGGCAATACGAAATGAATGAAAAAGAATTTCCTAAAGCACCATACCGTGTGAATTTATGTTCAAGTTGTTATAATATTTTCTTTAAGGAAATAATAATGATGTCTTTACCTTTATCTCTTAAACCGATAGAAGTGGATGAGATCGTCTTTAATCTCAATGCTGCTTATCTTATGGGGTGGCTTAAATGTTAACCGAGGATGGGCTGGCTGGTGAAGCGAATGTCTTATATACATTGTCAATAGGTAGATTCGATTTCTACATCCTCGACTAAGACGAAAATATGGAAATAATAAGAGTAATTTTAATCAGTTTATTGTTTGGAATATCAGGATATTTACTTACATTTATTATCTTGCGTATAAAAGGCCCTAAGGATAAATGAAGTGTCCCCATTGTAATTCGTGTATTGGAAGAAATAAAACCATTACAGATAATCAATTATTTATCTATTGTAAATTATGTTTAAAGGTCTGGAGATTAGTAAAAGGCAGTAGTCTGCAAGAAGTAGAAATAGAACTAAAAAATAAAATATTGAAACAATTAGATTTATCTAGAATAGATTAAAAGGAGAAAATATGTTAACACCAGAACGGGAACTGAAAATTAGAAAATTATTAAACTTAGTAGATGTAGGTAGAGCATTAGAGTTTATCGAAGGCCATTTTGGGGCTGGTTATAGGTCGTTTGAGGGTGGTTGGGATCTACTAGACTTTCTTAGAGAACATCTAGTCCTTCTTTATACAGAGACCAGATATGATACTGAATATGCTGACCTGGAGACGGGTGGTTGGTTATTCCAAAAATATCCGGATGATGAATTATCTGTCACTTTATTTGTGACAGAATCTTATACAGGAGAGTATTGTACAGATGGAGTAGATGCAGATGAGATGTAAAGATTGTAACATTCACCTTAGAACAAAGATCGAAAATAATAAATTAATTACTTATTGTCCAAAATGTAATACAGAGTATAAAAATGGTACGGCTATCCTGGTTGTAAAACTTCCAAAGAGAGCTAGAAGAAGTAAGTGAACAGTTTATTGAATATAGGATATTTTAAATTAGCAAGAAACATAAGCAAATTTTCTGATCATTCTATAAGGGTTGGATGTATAATTGCTAAGAAAAAACCTTTTTCTGCTGCATGTAATCTTAATAAAACACATCCATCAAATTTAGGCACATTTCAAAAGAGTTTTCATGCTGAATATAGAGCTGTTACAATTTCAGGTAAATATGATTTGATCGGGGCTACAGTATATGTCTATAGAGAGGATCATAATGGAAATCCTATGCTAGCTAGACCATGCAATAATTGCTATAATCTTCTTAGGAAAAGAGGGATTAGGAGAATATTTTTTAGTATTTCTGAATTTCCTTATTATATTTGTGAAAAGATTTAAATGAAACTAAGTAAATGTATTAAAAGAGATCGTAAAATTAATAAAAGAAAATATGGCATGAGAAAAGATGGGGATAGTGTGAAATTAATCCAAAAGATTTTAGAAAAGAAGCGCACTGAGATCTTAAAAAGACATCAAGCTGATTCTAATTTGGAGAATTATGGAAACGATACTTGAAAAACTAATTAGTGAGGATTTTGGAATTGATTATTCATCAACCCGTTGGGGCAGATCGAGTGACCACTCCTCGCTTGTAATTGACAAGCAGAAGCAGTTGTATTTCTTCAATTCGAAAGGATTAGTTGGTGACGCTCTTCATTACCTTATGAATGTGAGGGGACTGCCAGAGGTTGAGGCCCGTGAGTATTTAAAGTTGTTGGGGTATTCATCGACCTATGTTTTAACTACAACTAATCAAGAGGATGTAATTGTTTATCCTGCTTTGATCGAGGCATTTTATGAGTTAGGAAAATATCATAGAGAATATTGGTACACCAGAAAGTTTACAGACATCACAATTCAAAGATTTCAATTGGGGTGGTATGATAGTTGGTATCTAATCCCTATCTTCATGGATGGCACTTTCAGGCAATTCCAGAAAAGAAGGGACTTACCAAAAAAAGAAGTAGCACGTTGGTATCGAGGAGTACCACCGCTATTATTCAACGAAGGTGTATTGAGAGTGACGGATTTTGTAGTAGTGGTAGAAGGGCCAAATGATGTCTTAGCTTTAGCACAGCAAGGTATACCAGCAGTTTGTTGTGATACAGGTGCAGAGACCTGGTTGCCAGAATGGTATTCTAAATTCATTAACTGTAAGGAGATAATCATTTCTTACGATAATGATCAAGGCGGAGAAATTGGTAGTAGAAAGGTTGTACAACATTTAGGAATATATAGAACAAAATTATATAACTTTTGGGAGTTCGATAAAGGATATTCACCATCATACTTTTTTAGGGATGGTGGGACAAAAGAGCAATTTCAAGATCTAATTAAGGAAAAGTCAAAATATATTTTTGAACTAGGAGATAAAAATGGACGAGCAGGTTTTAAATATGATAGATACGTTAGTAAATGAGATTTTTGATTTGGAACAGCGTCAAGGTTATGATAAAGATGCTCTAAAAAAACTATTAGAATCTAGATTTACCTGGGTAATTAACTACACGCATAATGTGGATGCAATATTATGAAAAAGTGGAAATTACTGCATGATGATATTGGATTTGTTGCATTAGCCCCCTTGAAAGGAGATGGGCAGATTGAGGAAGATGGTTGGATAAATGGTGATGCAATTGCTGAGTATGTAAATATTCTAGAAGTTAAGATTTATGATCTAGGAATTAATATTGAAAATTATATCAAATTTTGTGAAATATTTGCTGCAAGTAGTAAACCTGTGGATGCATAAAGGAAAATAAAATGGATAATCAAGAAGAACCTACACCGATTAGGAATGATCTTCCTGCTATGTGGGATCTAGTTATTGAAGATATGAAACAAAGAGATCAGATTGGTATGCAGACTTATGGTACAAGGTTACAACCTTTCAATGGGAGAAAAGCACTTAGAGATGCTTATTTTGAATGTTTAGATATGGCTGTATATTTAAGGCAGAAGATTTGGGAAGAAGAAAATGGAATCAATAGGATTTGATCTGGATGATGTACTCTATAACTTTGCTGATCCTGCATATAGAGAGTTACAAGTCTATCATAGATTAAGTGCAACTTATACTGAATTTTGGGGCAATCATCTTAAATACTATACAGAGGAATTCTGGAAGAATTTTATAAAGATAGAGACTCTTTATAGTTGTGAGAAAATAACACCACAAGATTTGGTGGTGCTAAATTATCTGGCAGAAAAATATAATATTTATTATATTACTAATCGTCCTCCAGAAATTTTAATTGCTACACAGAACTGGTTGAAAAGAGAGAGTTTACCTTATCCTGAGAACTTGATTCTTACTGATAAAAAAGAGGTAGAAATTTCCAGATTAAATATCATTGCCTTTACAGAAGATCAAATTAAAAATATAAAGAAAATTCCAGACACAATAAAAATATTCTTAAAAGATAAGCCCTGGAATCAAAATTGGGAAAAAGAAAATGTAATTAGGATTTATTCACTAATGGAGATATTAAAATGCTTATAAAAGTTTGTAAGTTGTATGATTACACAGTACTGCCTACTCGGAAATTTCCCACAGATGCGGGTTTGGATTTATATAATTATTCTCCTGAAAAATATTCAGTAGTCCATCCATTTACTTTTAAAGCATTACAAACAGGGATAACTATTGAAATTCCTAAAGGGTATGTGGGCCAAATTTGGCCTAAAAGTGGTAGTGATTATTTAGTAGGTGCAGGAATTATCGATAGTAGTTACCAAGGGGAAATTCTAGTAAAGATCTATAATGGTTGGGATACTGAATTAATTCTTCAACATGGTACTGCAATTGCTCAATTAGTATTAGTACCTGTAATTACTCCCGCAGTAGTAGAAGTTAATCGAGATAAAATTCATCAAATTAAAACAGCAAGAGGCAGTACTGGAGGGATTGTTAAAGGGTATTCACAATTATCTTATTGGGATATAGATGATTTAGATTGGAAGGAAGACTATAACGAAGAATTAGTAAAATGAATAAACCAAAGAAGCCACAAAAACAAACTCCAGGGACAGTTCAAAGACGTGATATGTTTTCTACTCCTCGATATGCCACAGAATTACTTCTTCCTTTTATAAATCATCGGTTTGAAATTATATGGGAATGTGCCGCAGGAGAACACAGACTGGCTAATGTATTTAAAGTAAATGGTTATAGTGTATTTACTTCTGATATTAGGCTTACAGATATGAATTATAATTGTAACTTTCTATCTGATCCAATACCTGATAAATTAATTTTAGATTGGAATGCGACTTGTATTATAACTAATCCTCCCTTTTGTTACGACTCTCAGACGGAAACCTTAACTAATAACGGATGGAAATTGCTTAAAGATGTGTCTGTTGCTGATAGAGTGCTTAGTCTTGATTCAAATTCTCTGGAAATATCCTGGGATGATGTAAAAAATGTTATTAGTAGCCCGTATCAAGGAGAAATGATTTATTTCAAAAATAAATTAGTGGATTTATTAGTAACACCCAATCATAGAATTTATGCGGTTAATAATAAAGGAGACGTTATTACTACAAATAAAATATATGGAAAGGGTAGGGATACTAAATCTAAGGAATTAATCTTAGCAAGTGACGTAAAATCTCCTCACTGTCTTAACCGTTCTGGATTTATATGGAAAGGGAAAGAAGAAGAATATTTTGTTGTTCCAAGTGTCTCCCTAATTTATAATAAACAACAAAGAGTATTTGAAGAAATTAAGGTAAAAATGGAGGATTGGTGTGCTTTCTTTGGTATTTGGGTTTCAGAAGGATGTACTAGAGGATCAACGAAAGAAGAATTTGAAAATCATAAGGGGAAACAAAAACATCTTTATGAAGTTTCTATAAAACAAAAAGAACCTAATGCAACTATTATTAGAGAACTTCTTAGTAAACTTCCTTTTAACGTGAGAGAACGCAAATATCCCGGTGAAATTAGTATGTTTGAAATTTCCAGTGTTCAACTTTGGACATATTTACATCAGTTTGGAAATTCTCATACTAAATTTATTCCATCTAATCTAAAAGAGTTGTCACCAAGATTTCTGGATATTTTGTTGAAATGGTATTTATTTGGGGATGGTTGTATGAGTATGGGTGGAAGATATTTCTATACAGTATCTAGAAGATTAGCAAACGATCTAGTAGAAATTTCTGTAAAGTTGGGAAGTTTTGCTTCATATATTTATGATAAAACGAATAAAGGATATAAAGGTTGTTTGGCAAAACAAAAAAGGGCATTTCTCGGAAAAAGAAAATCTATAGTTCAATATAATGATCTTGTGTATTGTTTAGAACTAAAAAATAATCATATATTTTTAGTTAGAAGAAATGGTAAGTTGGCGTTTAGCGGGAATAGTTTAAAGAAAAAGTTCTTTGAAAAATGTATAGAATATAATTTACCCCTCGCCCTATTGATTCCAGCTGATTATAGTTTATGGGTAATTGATGCCATAAGAAAATATGGTTGTGAAAAAATAATTCCAGATCACAGAATAGACTACATAACTCCTAATCAGATTAAGAAATCATCCGCACAATTTCACAGTATGTGGCTTACTCGATATCTTAATTTAGGACAAACAGAAACCTTTGTAGAATTAACAAAAGAAATGAAAAAGAATATATGAGAGTTATTATTGCTGGAAGTAGGACGATAGATGATTATGCACTTCTAGAAACTACTATAGAAGAGTCTGGTTGGAAAGATCAAATTTCTGTGGTAGTATATGGTGGTGCAAAGGGCGTAGATAGTTTAGGATTAGGTTACGCAATGAGTAATGATATACCAGTTAGTTCTTTTTTAGCAGATTGGGAAAGATATGGTACTGCTGCTGGCCCGATTCGTAATGAGCAAATGGCTAAAAATGCAGATGCACTAATTGCTATTTGGGATGGTATAAGTAAGGGCACAAAAAACATGATAGATACTGCTAAGAAGTATCATCTAAAAGTTTTCGTAAAGGAAATAATGGATGAAAAGTATTTTAATATCGCAAATGAGAGAATAGCGTGATAATTTCAGTTTATAACTTTCTATAAGGCATTTTTATGGCAACAGTTGATGTAACGTTATATCTTGGTGATTGTTTGGATATACTGCCAACTTTACCAGCACAAAGTGTAGATTTGATTGCTACTGATTTGCCATATGGAACTACTGCTTGTAAGTGGGATGTAATTATTCCGTTTGAACCAATGTGGAAAGAAGTTAGACGTATATTGAAACCGCACGGGGCATTCATCACTACGGCAAGTCAACCTTTCACAAGTGCATTAGTAATGAGCAATCTAAAGTGGTTCAAATATGAGTGGATTTGGAAAAAAAGTAAGGGTTTTAATTTCTTCCATGCCAAAAACTCGCCCATAAGACAGCATGAGAATATTATTGTTTTCTCAAGTGGGATGATTGCCCATGATGGGCACTCTGAGAACAGGATGATATATAACCCACAAGGGCTGGTGCGAGTGGATAAAAAGTGGCATCGTCCGCAAATGTACAATTCAGAACATCGATATGATAGACCATCCAATAAACTTGATCGCATCATTCCGTTTGAGAATTTTCCTGGTAGTTTACTCGAAATTGGGTCTGAACATAATCCACCGCATCCCACTCAAAAGCCTGTTGCCCTCTATGAATATCTTATAAAAACATATAGTAATCCTGATGATATTGTACTGGATTTCTGTATGGGTAGTGGTACAACTGGTGTAGCATGTGTACAAACAGGTAGAAACTTTATAGGTATAGAAATGGATAAAAAATATTTTAATATTGCAAAGGAAAGGATAGAAGGGGTGTAATATGTATCCAGGTTTATTACAATGGTTAGAAGATTATATAGGAATGTTTGAGGATGTTGAAATGCAAAATTTTGAAGGACAAAGTGATTATAATGTTGGATATATACTGGGCTGTTTTAACACACAAGAAGCTATTTTACAGCGACTAAGATATGCTATTGGGGTAGAAAAAGAAAGGATAAAAGGCAATGAAAATCCGACTACTGGAAGTTAATGATTGGCAGGGTTTATATCTAAATGATCAATTAATTATGGAGGGACGCTCATTAGATTTGGTGAGTGTAATCGAAGTCTTATTACCAACTGCTAATTTTAAACGTAAATGGTTAGATAATCTTGATGAGTATGGTTGGCAATGTCCTGAATTTTGGACAGATGAATTAGAAGGTTAATATGACACTTGCAACAATACAAGAAATTAAAGAAATAAGACCAATACCTGACGCAAATCAGATCGAAACAGCGGTGGTCTTGGGGTGGCAAGTAGTAGTAAAAAAAGGTGAATTTGTCTCAGGAGATTTGTGTATCTATCTAGAAATAGATGCATTATTGCCTAGAAAAGATTGGTCTGAATTCTTATTTAAACCAAATACAGACGATAAACAATATCGCTTAAGAACTGTACGATTGAGGAAAGTTACCTCTCAGGGACTTGTTCTTCCAATATCTATCCTAGATTCCTACGGGGATCTAGTTAAAATTGAGATAGGAGCAGATGTAACTCCCATATTGGGTATAGAAAAGTATGAGAAACAGCTACCTGGAAGTCCTAGTAGTAATTGGGCAGGTACTAGAAAAGGGAGAAGTTTCCCATCATTTCTTAGAAAAACAGATGAAGTAAGAATACAATCTGAACCCTGGTTACTGGAAAATCTACACGGTAAGTCTTATTATATTACACAAAAATTGGACGGGATGAGCGCTTCTTTTTTCAGATATAATGGTAAATTCGGAGTGTGTTCTCGAAATATGTTATTACTTGATCCTAGAACACCTAAAGGTTTTGTAAAGAAACTAATCCATAGTTTCAAAATTAAATTCTTGCATTATAAAATTCCTAAAACAGATGTATACTGGAATATGGTAGCTAAGTATCATATAGAAGAATGGTTGCCAGAAGGATATGCTATACAAGGTGAAATCTGTGGGCCAGGAATTCAGGGAAATAAAGTAGGATTAGAAAGCATTGATTTATTTATCTTTAATATATGGGATATCAACAATCAAAAATATGAAAGTCCGTTTACTTTTGATGATGGAAAATTTTCTGGAGTATCTAGAATTTTTACACAACCCTATAATATGCTTCCGAAATTTGTTCCTCCATTATCAGAGGGTTCCAATTTTAATATGAAACTGGATGAATTATTGGAAAAAGCTAAAGGCAATTATCCCAATGGGACTCCACAGGAAGGAATTGTAATTCGATCTATAGATCAGATGATATCTTTCAAAGTGGTTAACAATGAGTTCCTTTTATTGCACGGGGAGTAATATGGATATTCTAGAGAGTATTATTCTTGTTCTATTTGTAATATGGGGATACATTGCATATAAGGATGGTATATCAAAAGATCATTTTGCTACATTAATTTTATTAGTAATATTAGTTTTAATATATAAATTTATAAATAGAGTAATTAAGGAAGGATGACATGAAAATTAAATTGTATGATATATTTATGCTATTTGGTGTATTTTGTTTAGCAGTTATTTCTGGATTTGTAGTTAGTTATTTAATGTATAAATTTCTAATATGAGGTGAAAAAATGAGAAGGAATTTAGATGACGTTGCAGTAGATGTTACAGAGAATATTGTGGATGGTTTAAGATTGAATCCTTTAACTTGGTTCAATGCTATATTTAGAATGGTATTCTTATTGCTTAGAGGTATTGTTAACATTGTGGGTGGAAGAGAGGGATAATATGAAAAAAGATAAGAAAGAATACAAAGTAAAACAGGAACATTGGTATGAAATGTATTATAGCGAATGTGTATTATGTGGAAGAAATGAAGATCATAAAGAACGTAGATATGGAGAGAAACCAAAAGATTTAAATAAAGTATATCACTATGAACAATATGCCTGTGGGCAACATTTCTGTTAATTATAGCATAAGAAATATATTGAGGGAAAAATATGATGAATAGTATTACAGATTTCTCAACATCCATAATGGAGTTGAGATATTCATGGGAAACAGAAACAGGAAAAGAAACTTGGGTACAAATTGCAGATCGAGTTGTAGATAGTGTTTTTTCTGGGGTAAATGTGCCTAAAGACATTCCAAGTACTTTAAAATATTTAATTGAAAATAGAAAGTTTATTCCAGGAGGTAGATTTTTAGCGCAAGCGGGTAGAGATTATCACCAAACAAATAATTGTTTTATGTTAAGGGCAGAGGATACCCGTGAAGGTTGGGGAGAATTAATGAAAAAAGTTACTGTAATGTTAATGAGTGGTGGAGGGGTTGGAATAGATTATTCTAATATTAGACCAAAGGGATCAATATTAAGAAGAAGCGGAGGTACTTCTAGTGGCCCATTGCCTCTTTTAAATGTTATTAATGAAATTTCCAGAGGAGTTATTTCTGGAGGAAAAAGAAGAAGTGCATTATGGGCAGGATTGAATTGGAAACATAAAGATATAATTGAATTTATAGAATTAAAAAATTGGCAAGAAGCTGTAGTTAAAATGAAAGCAAAAGATGTAGATAGTCATGCAGTTATGGATATGACTAATATATCTGTAATTTTAGATAAAGAATTTTTTACTGCCTTTGATAATAAAGATAATCATGCAACAATGGTTTATTGGAAAGTTATTGAATCTATGTGTAAGACAGGAGAACCAGGATTTAGTATAGATTATCTAAACTCTAAAGAATCTCTTAGGAATGCCTGTAATGAGGTTGTTAGTGAAGATGATTGTGATGCTTGCTGTTTAGGATCGATTAATCTTGCTAATATTTCTACGCTAGATGAATTGAAATATGTTACGGAATTGGGACAATTATTTCTACTTGTTGGTACTGAATATTCAGATGTTCCTTATCCTAAAGTAAAGGATATAAGAGAAAAAAGTCGTAGAACGGGACTTGGTTTAATGGGTTTACATGAATGGTTACTTCTTCGAGGATATAAATATGAAAAGAATCCTGAATTAAAATCTTGGTTAACCACTTGGAAAGAACAATCTGATTATTCTGCAAAACATTGGGCAGATAAATTAAATTTTAATACCCCAATTGCTAAAAGGGCGATCGCCCCCAACGGAACTACATCAATTGCAGGTGGACAAACGACCTCTGGTATTGAACCAATATTTTCTGTAGCATACCAAAGAAGATATTTGACCCCGGATGGTTGGAAAAAAAGATATATAATCGATTTTGTGGCTGAAAAATTAATTGAACAGGGAATTGATCCAGAAAGTATTGAGGATGCTTATAAGTTATCTTTAGATGTAGAAAGGAGAATAAACTTTCAATCTTTTATCCAAAGTTTTGTAGATAATGGCATATCTTCTACAGTTAATCTTCCCCAATATGGTTTAGATGGTAATAATGATTATAAAAAGTTTGGAGAATTACTCTATAAATATTTACCATCTTTACGGGGAATTACAGTTTATCCTGATGGTAGTCGAGGAGGTCAGCCATTAAAAGAAGTACCATATTCTTTCGCAATAAAACATAAAAATGTAGTTTTTGATGGTAATGAGGATTGCCCTGATGGAGTTTGTAACTTATAAAATGCGATTGGAAATTAAGTGATTAATCGAATAATTTGTTGGTTTTCTTGTGGAATTACAAGTGCTTATGCAACTAAATCAATATTGGAGAAATATAAAGATAGATATCCAATAGAAATTGTTTATTTTGATACTGGATCAGAACATCCAGATAATAAAAGATTTTTAATAGATTGTGAAAAATGGTATAACCACGCTATTAAAATTATCAAACATCCTGAATTTAAAGATATTTATGCTGTTTATGATAAATCTGGTTTTATCGCTAATCGATTCGGTGCTAAATGTTCTTATGAATTAAAAAAGAAACAAAGAGAGCGCTATGAGAATCTTGAAACTGATTTACAGATTTTTGGATATGATAATTCAGAATTAAATCGTGCCAATCGGTTTAGAAAAGAAAATCCACTTGTGAACGTAGAATTTCCTCTATTAGATCAGAATCTCTCTAAAGCGAATTGCATATTGATGATCAATCAGATAAGAATTAAACTTCCAGAGATGTATCTACTTGGTTATAAAAATAATAATTGTATTGGTTGTGTAAAAGGAGCAAAAGGATATTGGAATAAAATAAGAAAAGATTTTCCAGATGTCTTTGAAAAAATGGCACAATATGAGGAAAAATATGGTGCTAAACTTAATATTATAAATATCAATGGGATTCCAACGCATATTTCTCTGAGACAATTACCTATAACTGCTGGAAATTACCAAAGTGAACTTCCAATAGTTTGTGGTTTTTCCTGCGGAGATTCTGCACAATAAATTATAATTGGAAATTATGTAATTGAAATTAATCTGGAATTTTTCCAAAAAATCAGAGTTGCCTTTACATTAAAAAATAAAAAAAAAGGAGAACGACAATGGATGACCAGGCGCTAGTTGATGGAATTAATAGATTGATAGGTGATTTAAATTTACTATTAACCCGTACTGCTAAAAAGAATATAGATGTACATATTCAAGTTTGTGATTTTATGGATACTACTACAATCCCCATAGTTAAAGTATATTATTTAACTGCTAAATATAAAAAAGAATTAACCCCAAGTTAAAACAAAAATCCCCCCCAATCAAAAAACTGGAGGGGATTTAGTTATTAACTAACCATATAAGATTATATTAGATTTCTTTTATCTTTTCTAAAGTGGAAGTATAAATTTGATAAAATCTTTCTTCAGAGATTTCTTTTGTACTACTTGATATATTACAGTACGTTTCTGTTGTTACAACAATTTTTGGAGTTCTACTAAATGGGGACTCATCAACCTTAAAAATATTTGCAATTAATTCTCCAGTGGAATTTATTCTAATAACATGAGTATACCATGTATATTGATCATTATCATCCACAAATTCTCTATAATATTTTCCTATGTATTTAGAATTACTAATAGTTCTTTGTGCTATTTGCAATTCATTTCGCTTTGAATAAAGTTCATAAATTTTTTGGTTAAGTTCGTCTATTTCATCCATCCTATATTACCTCTCCTTCATAATAGTCTACCATCTCTTTGCACATATTTTCAGATAAATTTTCTCGTAATTCTTCTAATTGTTCATCAGATAAACTATCTGAATATTCATCTGAATTATTTTTTATAATTTCCCTAACCCGTTTCATATATTCTTTATTCCCTTTTTTAATATTACCATATACAGTGAGCTGTACGATCACATCTTGAAAATATTCAATTAATACACCAACTTTATCTTTAATAACTTCATACCCTTGTCCACTATTTAGTGCATAAGGAATATTTTTACAGGAATGTTCTGGTTCACAAACAAGTATACCAAAGTAAGTACCATCATAACTTTTAGATACAATTACATCATATTCATAATCTGATCTAAGTTTATCTCCCAAATAGATTGATGTTCCAAATTTATCTTTTAATCCTGTACAAATTTTATTCATTTTAAAGTCTCCTCATCTTCTAGTTTAGTCAACAATATTTCTGCTTGATTCATTTTATTTTTCCTTTTTATTCTCCTGGGTCTCTATAATATTTATTTGCCCAACCAAAGAATTGCAGTTTAGTTATCCATATTCCAATGGATATATGCCCAAAAGATAGTGCATAAACTAATCCATTAAGAATATCAGTGACTCCAATAATAAGACAAACCCATTCAGGGTAAGCACTTCTTTTTAGAAAATTCATTTTATATTCTCCTTTTTATCCTGGTACTACACAAATTTTTTCTAGTTCATATTTAATTGGATTAATCAATTCCTTATCGCTTCTGGATAAATTTAACTTATCTCGTACCTCTTGTGCATCAATCATATTGAGATATACCATAATTGGAATCTTTATTGCTATCCCCTCTTCATTCCAAGTACGTTTAGATAATAGAAATCCTGAAATTGATTGTTTCATTTTAATCTTCCTTTTAATACTCCACTTATTTCTAAGACATCAAAATATAAATTCTCTAATATAGAAATATTAGGTTTATCTGGTAAAGTCGTTTTAGTTTCTTCCATTTCTTTTTTAAAATTTTCACCTACCTCTATTAATTGTTCATAAGAATACAAACCATTTCTAATTTGCAATAGAAATTCTGCATCCGGTCTGGGTAAAGTAATTGTTAATCTCTCTAACAATTCTTTACCCTCTGTTAATAATCTGTATAAGTGCATACCATGTTTGGTATCATAACCGTATTTAGCCTCTATTATTTTTCTTTTTTCATTACGATTCTTTTCCCAATCTTTATAACTATTCCAAGATTGTCTGGCATCGTGATAAGATTTTTCTGCTAATGCATAATCTCTCCAACTTTCTTTAATTGTTTCTATAGGTGCATGAATTAAAACTTCTACCTTTTCTAAACCGAATTCAGGTGAATCTTTTAAACCATAATCACTTCTTAATGGTTCTTTTTTAGGTGGATTTAATAGATACGACCGATGTAATTTAATCCTTTTTAATTGTGCATAAGCATATCCTGTAAAGGTTTGCCTTGCTCTTGTAGATAAGAATAAGTATCTATTCTCATATATTTCAAACCATTCTCTTGTAGTCTGTTGTGTGGCATTTGTAGCAAATAAAATCTCTAATATGTTAGGATTACAATCAATGGCTAATTGAAAGAATTTACGGATAGAAAAATATACTCTATCCTCATTAGAAAACTCTTGTTGCTCAAAGTTTTTAAATGGGGATAGTAGTATGCCTTTAAATGGTACTACTACCCCTCTATAATCTATATCACTTTCGGGGGTAGTAGTACCATATAAATGAGAACCAAACAATGTCTCAAAGATTACTTTATATTCAACCATATTTTTATCCAAAGAAGTGTAGATAAACTCCAAATCCTGCACAACAACATATAATAACTATTATCCCCATACAACTAACTATATAACCTAACCAGGGATGTACATCTTCTGGATCAATTATTGTAATAACTGCTCCAGTTTCTTCTGCAAATGTTCTTAAATAATCAGGTATAGCATTCATTTTTATTTTCCTTTTGATTTAAATCGTGAATAAAATATTTATGGCTTTTTATTTTTTCTAATGTTTCTTTAGTAGATTCTCCAAGAAACTTTGCACGATATTTCGATGTTGTAACTGAACAATTCCAGTTTGGATCTAAAAATACTTTGCCATTTAGAGTAATCTTTACAATAATTGTTTGATAAGATTGAAAATAACGAATCCCATGATCATCTTCCCAAACAAATTGATTTTTTACTCCACAAAAATTAGATATGGGTTTCATTTTATTTTCCTTTGCTGATCTTATAGCCCACATAAAGCAGAACAATAAGTAGGATTATAATAAAGATACCCATTACTAAAACTTGTAAATCATGTGTACTCATTTTAATTCTCCTAGTGATCTTAATACAATTAAGAAAGATAATTGCCGTTGAATTACTTGTGTTTCTTCTAATAAACCATTTAACCGATTTAGGGTTAAAATTTCATTTGTGCTATTAAAATCCCTGTTTAGTGATTTAATAGCAGAAGTTAATAATTCCACACATCTTAGTCTTTCATTATGAATATAACTATCCTTCATTTCCAACTCCTTAAAAAGTCTCTGGTTTCTGCTGTAAAATATTCTAATACTTTTTGATATTTTCTAAAACTTTTTACATGAATATCTGAAAAATTATCAGAACCCCATGTTTTAGGATCAATTCCTTCTATTAGATATGATCTTATTAATTCTAATTTCGGTAACAATACAGGAATCTCATTTTCTACTAATATATCCTTAATAAGATCTGCTGTAGTTTGTGCTGACATTTTAGATTCTCCTTAATTTATTTTGGCATGATAACAAATTGTAAAAGAAGTGCGCCGATGCAACTTGTTAAGATAGCCATTGTTAAAATAATAATCCATTTTTTTATTTCAGACATTTTATTCCTTTAACTCTCTTTTATAATAATCATATGATGATTTAGAATATTGACCAAAATCGTGCCACTTTCCGGGTTTTATTTTATAATATTCTTCAATTTCCTTTATACAGTTCCCCAATTCTTGTTTTGTGTAGTCTCCAATATACTTATTTTTCTCCTCATTATAGATAAACTTTCTAAGTTTTGATTCGGCTTTTAGAATTAAACAACCAGTATAATAAGTGTAAAAATAAGGAATTTCTCTAGTATCAATGAAAGTATGAATTGTTCCTAAACATCTTTCTATATGTTCGACAGCCCAAGTTTTACGATTAACATTCATTATTGCGCCATTAAAATCATGTATCATATTGTCTGAAAAAGAATATTTAAGATGATCTTTAATAGTGAAATAAAACTTATCACTTAACTTAAAAAGTAAATCTGTATAGTTCTTAAGATATTGTTCATTATTATCCTTTCGATACGGATGTAATTTAACAGCATCATGTAATTCTGATAAGTCCATTATTTATTCTCCTTTTACTAAGAATTTAATTCAAGTGTATGATATTTATCACATACTGGACATAATATAGTTACTTTTATTGTACCATGTGAACCACATAGTTCACATGATGATTCATTTGAGAAAAGTTCATAGTCCTTTACTTCAACTTTTACAATTTTATCCCGACATTCAAAAGTTACCTCAATCATTTTTAATTCTGGTTTCTTATATCTAGGCATATTATTCTCCATTTTCCTGACTTAAATTATCATATTCAAACCAACGATTCCAATTAAATCTTGGTTCTCTATCTGTACTAGATTTAAAATCTGTTAGAAGTATTGGTTTTTCTTTTAAAAGTTCAATTGTAACTGGAAATTGCTCAATCTCAATGAGGATTTGTTCAAATTGATCTAATGGGAGATCATCATCTTTAAACAAAGAATCAAGACCAATCAAATATCCCACTAAATATATATTTGCTTTATCAAATCTTTCTTGTAAATATTCTTTTCTTGTTAATTCTGTCATTTTATTTCCTCTTTTTTACTCTTATATAAATAAATAGAGATATACTTGGAATCAACCACAATTCTCTCTACTCCATCTTTTGTGAAATAAGTATTATATACACAATATGTGGTTGAATCTGACACTTTCATTAAATAATCAATCCAAGTCCCATAATCATCTAAAATATACACAAGTTCTCCAAGTAAAGATTCCAAAACTTTCTTGATCATTTTAATATTCTACCTTTCGATGTGATATCAATATATTTTCCTACAATAAATGGTTCTACATCTCTTGTTAAAGTATTTCTTGATAGGTGTAAAGCAGAGCATAATAAAGTTAAGCTTGCTACACCACCCAATTGATTTAACACTTTTAAATATTCTTTCTCAAGAGGATCTAAACCATCTATGTAACCAATTTTATTTAGATAAGATTCAAATTCTTCAAATGATTCTGGTGATTTTTCTATTACATACTTAAGTCGTTTACAGATATTTAATTTAATGATTCTTGGGTTCTCCTTTCCAACTTCTACTATTCTCCATACCATTTCTGGAGTTAATTTTATACTTTTTTTTATGTTATTTTGGGCAATCCAATATAACTCATCTCTTGTATATGGTTTAAGAGTTAAAGGTATACACCTGTTAACTAAAGGTTCTTTTAACTCTCCAGATTCATTGGTTACTAAAATAAATGTACGGTCTCCTCTATCTAAATATGGATAAATCCATTCTGGTTTAGTTAATTCATGGACTTCATCAATAATTATAAATCTTTTTTCCTTGAAGGATTCACTAAACTCTTGATCTGCTTGTGGTAAAATGATAATACCATTATTATAGCTAACTATCCAAGAAAGAAACATTTTAGCAAGTGTAGTTTTTCCACTACCAGACTTGCCTTTAATTAAAATATTATAGTTATTTCCTGCCAATACTTTTTTAGATAGAATAGTGAGTTCATCGATAATTTCTTTTTGTCCATAGAATTTCATAGTTTATTTACTCCAATTATATACCGGATATATGCAAGAAATTTTACATCATCATCTGTAATTGGTGTTTCATCAAAATTACATTTACAATAGATCATTGTTGCTTTTACAAGATTATGTAAATTAGTCCTAATATTTATGGTATCGAGAGTTTTATTATAAAAAATATCTGCTAAAATAAATTGTATAAATCTTTCTAATTCTTCTTTATTCATTTTATTCCTCTTTCTTTTGTAGTTGAATAGACTACAAATTACTGTCAATAAGAATATTCTTATTGACAGTGTATTTATATTCTATTACTTAGATGTAATCATTCCATTAACAAATTGATTTGGCATTAATCTTGTTTTCTCTTTACCAGAACGTAATGCACCACCAAAACGAGATTTTTTAGTTAATACTCTTACATATCCATTCTCAGGATTTATAAATTCTCGATTACCAATTTGTTTATAACCTTGATCTAATAAGAATTTTACCATACATTTAAATGCTTGATTTCGATCTGAATGATATTTCTTATGTCCTAAAACTTGAGTAGTAATAAGTTTACCACCAGAACAAAATTCATCGGGTACACCACAAATAACACCTTTATACGCCATTTTATTTCGCCTTTTTTCTGAAGTCTACGATTGGTTTTAACTTACTCATTTTTTCTATAATTTCATCCAAAGAATATGGAAAGAAATTGTTTGTGTCCATACCTACATCAAAACTTAAACCATAGGGTTCTAATTTATTATGGCTGTGCCCCCAAAGATGCCAACTTGCATAATGAGATAAAGGCCAACTTCTCATACTATAATGGCATAATATAATCTTTCTTTCATTACCATATTCGTCTTTTAAACCCTCTGGATTTAAAATTACAATCGGTAATTGTACATTAGAGAGATTTTTATCGTGTGAGCCAGGAAGAATATATATTTTACCATACAATTGCTTTAAATAATAGGTTGGGTTATTAAAAGCAAAATCGCCTAGATGGTAAACAACATCTTCATGTTTAACTACACTATTCCAATTACGAATAATAGTATCGTCCATATCTATTACATTTTCAAACGGACGTTGAGAATATTCTATAATATTCTTATGTGCAAAATACTTCAGTGGGTATCCGAAGTAAAAAATATTTTACCTCGAATACCCAAACCTCCAGTTTTTCTTATCATTTTATATTTTTTCCTTTATAATTATTAGTTTGTGAATGGCAATTGGGGCATAAAAAGGTTAGATTTTCAATTCATTATTTAGTCTCCTTTAAGTTGGAAAATTATCAATTACCGAAAGTTTTATAAAATATTTAGATTCAACTGGAAGGGGAACAGAGTTATTATATTCTGGTTTTTGATGTTCTACTACTTGTATTACAATATCGCCCCCACCTGAATCAACATCGAATGAAATAATTTTACCACAGATCATATCTTTACCCGTAAGTCCATATTTATCATCGGCTAATTCTGGATTATAAATTATAAGATCTCCAACTTTAAATTCAGTATTTATCTTTACTGTATCTTGAATAACTTCCCCATCTTTTTCACATTCTTCTCTTTCTTCTAATAGTTCTTCATAACAATCATTACAATAGTTATTGTCACTTTCTTCATCATAATTAATATTTCGCTCCCTGAACGATTCATTACAGTTATCACAAGTTGAAAAATGAGAACGTAAACAATGCTCACAATAACATTGACTTTCAGATTCAACATAAGTGAGATCATCCTTGAGATAAATTATATTACACCAACCGCATTCGACATAGAACCTATTATAACAATTTTCACAATATATACCATCATTTCCATGATAACATTCATCCTCCATTAAGCCGTCCCCACAATAAGAACAAGAATATTTAGGTTTTCTTTCACCAATATCCATATCATATTCTCTTTCAAATTCACCAGTAAAACTTACTGCATATCCTTTATGATCATTAATATATGGATAATCATTGCCTTCTTTTTGATTGATTAACCTAACTCTTTTATATTTAAGCCCCCCACAAAGATTTGCTAACATTCTTGCAAATTGATCTAATGGCCCTCCATCAAAATTCAAATAAGCATTAAATAAAACAAAAGTTCTGGAATCTTCAAATGGAAAACACCAAACTCTACCAATACCTTTATTATTTTTATCATAAAATCTAATTGCCCAACCACCACTATCAATAAATATTTCTTGTGATCCAGAATAACAACCCCACCAACAAGAATCATCTTTTCCATATTCCCCATCTTTCCAATCAATATAATCAACAAAATCAACTCTATATATCTGCTCACTTGCAATTTTTTGTATAATATCCCCAATAAGAGCTTTTGCTGTTTGAGATAATTTAGCCGTTGTAATTTCCTTATAGGCCTTTTCAAATCTCTTGATGAATCTACCTTCTTTAGTTATATATTCATTACCAATTTTATCGTAGATTAATTGCTGATGTGAGTAGTAGAAAAGCCATTGGTTTTCACTAGAGGAAAACGAAGAATCAGTAGGAAATGGTATTTGATCAAGTTGATTATTATCACTGAGATTCTCAATTCTTCCCTGAAGTACATCAATGTTTACTGTTGAAGCTAGACTAACGTTAAAAATTCCTTTTGATTCAAAGTATTCCAGTATATCAGTTAAAGACATTTTAGAGAAATCCATATTTTCCTCACTTTTTATTCTTCCTTACCTTCTTAAAAAGGTTTAATAAATTATCACCTCTACATAGAGGCATAAAACTTTCTTCATAAGTAAAACATAAACCATTTTGAGTAATTTTTAATTTTAATTGGTGATATTGTAATTCTATAGTTTCTCCTCTTGATGTTTCTAATTTAATACTTTTGATTTTTAATAGTTTTTCTGGTTCAAATGGGATAGTCACTATTTATTTTCCTTTCAATAGAATAAAGAACCAACTACTGCCAGTTAATTATTAAACTAACTGGCAGGGTATTGATCATTTATTTTACTATTAAAGAAAAACCTTTTGATTTTGTATCTGCACGTTTACCAAATAATGTATTTGCGGGACTAAATTTACCTTTATTAGGCCGAATCCAATCTTCATATTCTGTAATTGAATTATAGGCATTCCAACTTGTGTTCGCAAATGCCATTCTTTCATCATTCAATTGACCAAATAAACTTAATACTGCTAAATGATCTCTACTTGGAGCAGTATTAAGTGGGGGATTAATTAAAATCCCTTGTTCAAATACTTCTGTTTCTTCTTCTATTTTATTGGGATATAGTTTATTTAAAACTCCTTCTGAAAATTCTTCTGGCGTCATGGAAGTAATTGCCATGTTATTAAAGATAGATTGGATAGTTTCTTGTTTATTTTGCATTTCAAGAATTAAATCTCGAATTGCTTCCAATTTCTCTTTATTACCTTTACGGTGAAAAACACCAACTAAAACATTTGCTTGATTTGTGGCTAATTGTTCTGTATTTTGACAAACAATTAAAACAGGTGTAATCATTATCTTTGATTCTTGTCTAGCAATTTTATCATCTACTGCATTAAAATATGTTTTTACTAATTGTTTCTTACCATTTTTAGCAGTAATTTCCCATTCACCACCATTCATACACCAAAAGGTTTTTTCTCCATTTCCTAAACTACCTACTGTTTCTACAGGAAACTTTTTAGAAACTTCATTAAAAATCTCTGCGAATTCTAGATTTTGAATTAATGAATAATCTAAAGAAACAATCCCTAAATATCTTGGTGCGCATGATTCAACTTCTATAATTGGTTGACGATAAACCGCTAAACGATCAGGAATCTCATACTTTAATCCATCAATTTCTACAGTTAATCTTTCTAACGTACAATCATAGTTACAATAAGAATCTTTTGTAGCTTGTACTAAATCTACATTATCATTAAGATCATATGTTTTAATTCCAGCACCCCACCATGCTGGTTTATCTCTACTAACAAAGTTAACTAAAACTTCGTTATCTTCATTTGTAAATGTTGAAATATTTGCTGGCATTTTATTTCATCTCCTTTTTTAAGAACGTTATAACTTGATGCCGTGTAGTATCATACACGACTTTTAATGTTTGACTATTATATTCTACTTCGTGTACTGTTAAACGATTAGATATTTTTCTTATAAAATTAGATTCTCCTTTTTTTATTTTAGAACCAATGTGGAATAAATCCTCATTGGTTAAGTTTAACTCAAGCCTTTCTAAGGCCCGTCTTTTAGCATGTGTTTTTTGATTCTGCTTTTTAGAATTCATGCTTATTTCTCATTATAATCTGTATAGAATTGATTAAAACAGGATAAACATATCTCTTTTTCTAATAAATCTTCATCTTCTACATCTATTATTGGTTTTCCACAGTGAATACAAACAATAATTTCATCTTCTTTTAAATACTCCATACCTTTAATAAACTCTCTAATTTTAAACTCATCCCATTGAAAGAAATCTGCACAACTAAAACATACACCTTCATAGAATTCTAACTTTAAAGTTGTCAGCCCACAACATTTACAAAAAACTTTACCTTTGGATAAATCATTTTTTATAGCCCACCCTCGATCATTAATATAATCTGAATTTGCATAATAGTAATCTTCACCGTAACCAGAATAATAATAATCCTTTTTTGTAGAATCGTGAGGTAGATTAATATCTTTATATTCAATGTAAAATCTTTCAAATCTATCCACAATTTTTCTTACCGTTTTTAAACTTGCAGTACATTTCTCTGTATGCTCAAAATGAAACCCCACTCCAAAATTAAAACATTTTACATCTAATTCTAACAAAGAAATATCTGAGAACGTACCTTGTTCTATTTTATATCCAGAAGAAATTAATAACTCTTTTGTTGCCTCATCTTCATAGTGATATAAAACTACTTGTTCCCCCTTACGATCAAATTCAAATACCCAATTATATTTCTTTTTTGTGGTAAAATTTTCTGCGGTACTTGCACAAGATTCTTCATCAATTGTAAATAAATAATCCGGGACAATCCCCCTTTCTTTTAACATGGATAGAATTACAAATACCCCCAATCTGTCGTCTAAATTAATACAAGTTACGTTATCTTTTTTTAACTTAAAATTTAATTTTAATGATTTAGTATTTTTATAGAACTTTGCCCATTTTAAATTAGCTTCCATAACTGTATCCATATGAGCAACAGCTAAAATACTGGAACCATTATCTTGATAGAAATAACCTAGAGTATTATCATATTTTCCTCCAGTTATTTTTTCTACAATATCTACTGTTTCCCATACATCCCCTAAACATAACTCTCTCAAAAGATTAATATCCATTATTTTCCTTTCAGATAAAATTTATTATTGTAGATCGATAATCTACAAATTACTGCCCATAATTTTTGTTTAATTATGGGCAGTGTATTTATAGACTATCCTTATAGGCTATTGTCTTTTCAAAGTCTTCAATTAAACTATTAATAGGTTGAAAATAATAATCTTGAGAAAACGTAACTTTATTTTCTCCATCAAAAACAATAATTAATGCTGGTTCAATTTCAAATGTTTCGATGTGAATATCATAACCTTTTTTATCTTTAATAACAATCATTTTTTCTCCTATTTCTTCATCTAATAGTTTTTCTATACCATCACAATTTAAATAGTCTTGATGTTCTTTTAACCAGATTTCTAAACCAGTTCTTATAGTATCAAGAGAGTTGGGTGAAAGGATATATTCTGCACTAAATACTTCCTCTAAAAAATCAAATGCAGCAATAGTTTTATTATGGAATGTATAACATTCCCAAGTATTATCAATCCTTTCTAAATCATTTTCTAAAGTTCCTCTAACAATCTCTCTTACAGGATATGGAAACATTTCCAATTTAACATCTTTTAACTTAATCATTTTACTCTAAACGCTCCTCCATTTCTTAAATAATTTTCTACTTGATTAATATTTTTCATTTTCTCTTTTACCATTGCAGTAACCTGTCTGCAAATTGCAGATTCACCACAAAGTTTAGAAAGAAAATCATTTTGTACGTATTCAAAAATCCCATACTTTCCCGAATTTGTTAGATAAATACAATAAACATGTTTATCTGTTTTTCCAGTAAAAGGATTTTGAACAATCTTTTCCCATTGTTGTTGGGGGGTATTCCCCAAACATTCTATTACTTCTGTACCATTTTTGTGGTTTAATGCATGTAAACATAGTTGAATTGCAATTACAGCTACAATAATAGTTAATCCCCACTTAATTAATTTGGGGACTGGATCTTCAAAGAATTCATTAATTGTTTCTTCCATCATAGACATATTAGAAGTATTCCTCCTTTCTATTAAATTCCAGTAATAGGTTGAAAATAATAATCTTGAGAAAACGTAACTTTATTTTCTCCATATGTATCTTGTAAGTCGAATAAGAATTTTGCCCAAGCCTGTAAAAGATCAAATTCCCTTAACAATTGTTTAAATTTCCAGGGGTTCCATATGCTTACTTTATCTAACTCTTTACTGATCAATGAGAGTTTAATATCAATCATTTCACTGATATTATTAATTTTATGAGTAGCATTGCTAATTCTAGTCCTATACTCATTTGATTCTCGTATACAATCTGTTGCGATGTGTAAGAATACATCATAGGTAGATGCTTCATCTGGATTAAACATTTTATTTTATCCTTTCTTTATTAAATTCTTTACCATATACTCTTGAAAGAATTGGTTATCTTTTTCATTCTCGTGAGTATCCAACCTACTATTAAGGTTTTATAGCCAGTTAATAGTAGGATTTTTATTATTTTACTTTTCTTAGAAAGATCATTGCATCTTCTGACATAATTTCTAATAGTTGTGCGACACCTGCATTTGCACAATCTCTTAAATATTCTGGTGGATTATTTTTCATTAAATCAACCCAATGATCATGACCTTCTTTTGCTTCTTCAATTGTATCATAGGATTGTACAATAACCATTTTATTGTTATTATAATCAGGATGTGATACTGCTGTTTCATAAGGTTTATTCCCATCATTAACCTCAGCAGTATCCACAAATAAAGTGCCATCAGCATAATTGGCTACTTCTCGATCTTCATAATTACCCATCATATTTAAAAAATTAAACATCTTATTTTCCTCGATTCTTTTTCTTAGATTCGCTGCTGATCTCACGATTCCGTTTAACTTTCTTGAAATTATATTTCTTTTTTGAAGCTTGATGTTTAGAGATATTATTGAAAGAGTATTTCATTTTAAATTTCCTTTTATTTGGTTAGGTACGCGATTACGAATCCACCAATAAATCCCATACTTATTGTAAATAAAGTTAGGGAAAAATATCTTATAATTATTTTATACATTGGCTCTTATCCCTTTCTTGAATGCCCAACTCTATCATAAAAACCTTTACCAAAACAAATTATGGCAAAGTATAGTATTGAGCATACACTTATTAATGCTACAATTCCTGTAATTTCTTGTGTTATTGGCATTTTATTTTCCTTTCTTATAAAATTCTTATTTATTATTATCCTATCTGTTCTAGACCGTAAATCATTAAAGCAATGATAACGGCAAGAGCTATTATACTACATACAGCTTTTATTCCAGCAAGTATTCCCACTAAAACAGTAAAGAAAGTAACTGCTAATAGGATTGCTAGAACTCCATTAAATTTATTCTTCATTTTTTTTATATTCTCCTTTCTTTATTAGATTCTAAATTTTCTGAATGAATTATGGGTTCGTTTACAGAAAATTAAAAACAAATTACTGCTATCAATCTTTCAATTGATAGCAGAATATTTATCTTTAACTCTTTTTACAGATTCTAATTCGAGTAATAATTGTTTGTACTTCCCATTTGGGAAGATCATTATCACCCGGTTCATCATTAAATGAGGAATAAAAACTCAAATCCTCAATTAATGGGTATGCTTTTGTTCTTGGATATATTTTTCTTTTAGATTCATCAATCCAAGCTAAATATTCAGCTTCACAAGAAGGACAAATAGATTCTGCTACAATCATTCCCTCAAATTCTTGAAAATATATATGTGCTTCTTGTTTAGTTAATTCATGAGGAGATTCAACTAATTTTGGTTCATCTCCACAATAAACACAAGTTTGACAACAAAGATTCCTAGACATTTTTTATTCTCCTTTCTTATTAGTGCGTTAATTCACAGATATTCAGAGGAAGAAATTCCCCATCTGTGGTTCTTAATAATTGTTTTTCCTGATCAATAATCGTATTTTCTCTACTCGGTAAGAGGGCAAATAAATCTTGATCTGAAAATGTAACTACTTTATTACCTCCCCACGCTATTTTCTTTTTAATTTCCCCTGAATACGGCCCAAAAGTTTCGCCAGAAATACAAACAAATCTTTTTAGTTTTTTAGAGAGAATCCATGCAAAATCTTCGGGGGTGATGATATTTAAAATCAGATAGTGTGTGGATTTATTCATTTTATTAAGAAGATCATCTCTTAATCTGACAATTTTTTCTGTAGTTTTATACATATCGTAGATAATTGCACCAAATTCATCACCATTTCCCCTTATAAATGCGGTTGCAGTTTTATGGATAATATGTATTTTTGGGTTATTCACAATGTGTTTTGGTGTTCTGGCAATCATTTCTAAACTAGAATCTACAGAATAAATTTCATAATCCAAATCTTTAAATGGATCAAGTAACTGTAAATTTAAAGAAAGATAGGCTGTTTGCCACCCAATTCCACTACCTAAAATTAAAAATTTTGCTGGAAAAACCTTTGTTACCTTTGTTATAAGATCTACCATTATTCTTGAATAATGGAAACCTTTTGAACTTACCATACGAATATTCTTTTTTATTCTTATATATATTTCTGCATCATCCTCTGTAAATTTATACATATTAACCTCTTTTCTTTTAGAATTTTTTGATTGAATCTTAATTTCCATTTACTGCTTAAATTAACAAAAAAATATCCATCCATTTCTGGATGGATAGTATTTTATTAATTTTAATTTATTGAACATTGATTAATTTATCCACAAGTAAGAAAAACATTGCAAATGACATCTCGTCTTCTGGAAGTACCCCAAATGTTTGTTCTACTTGAATAAATATTTTATCACTTATAAGTAGATCTAAAAACCAAGTTTCAGCAGAAACAAATGCGTGTTCTCTATGTAATAATTTAAGCAATTCTGTCAATCTTGGATGATTAAATTCATCTGCCATTCCAGTTATTTTAATGTTTGGATCTTTTACCAGAGTTAATTTTTCCATTTTAATTTAAATCTCCTCTCTTTTAATATTCTTATTTATCTTCTGCTAATTCAAAATTAATGAGACTTGCATTAATTTCATTCTTTAAATTTCTTGTTTCTTTTTTCCATACACTTTTAGAATGTGGGATTATTGGACTCATTAATGATGTACTATGCAGGGATTTTAAACCTAGTTTAGCAGTGCCATCATTTAATGTTGCCCGATAGGTTAAATTACTTTTCTTTAACCAATTGGTTAATTTATACCAATGAGATTCACATAGATATAAATTACCATACGAATGTAACTCAAAAGTAGTCTCACTAATATATCTCATATTACGTGCTGATTTAATTGCACGTTTGCCACAAACAGAACAGACAATCATATTAATATCTTCAACGATAATGTATTCCAATTTGTCTGTCATTTTAATCCTCCGAATTTTCTGATTGAATCTTTAATTCCGTTTACAGATGCGAAATTAAAATAAAAAATCCCGCCGTACACTTAAATCCTAATCTTAAAATGTTAAAAGATTAAAATCCAGTGTACAGCGGGATAGGGTTAAACGGTTTAAACCAGACTCATTAAATCTGAGTCTGGTAGAGTTGAATATTAAATGTTTTAATAGAGGAATTGACATTATTTATTGCCTCTAAGGATCATAGGGTGAGAGGGGTAACATAACTATGGGGCCAGCATATAGTGTCAAACATACACTAAGTAAAGATCGTGTGGTAATTCGGCTGAACCCCATAGATAACTGTCTATATGTTGCGTATAGATACGCTGTAGGCTTGCTTCATATACATAGCATGGGAGGGGTGAGATTAGAGTATTTTAATAAATCTCATTTTAACCTTGACTCACAAAATCACTACATTTAAACTTGCCTTCACGGAAGCGTATACTATTTTTGAGGTGATAAGATGAATACTAAACAATTAGAGACTAGAAAGCGCAAGGTAAGAAAATTAAATCTTATACCAGACATAGAATCTGTAGAATCATCTTATATGTTTAGAGTGTTTGGTAAGGCGATTAATACGGCTATAAAGATCAGTCTACGCAAGTTTAATGGCCTGGTTTTAGATCAGGATGATAGAACGGGTTTAATACATGATTCTATAATCTACATCTTAGATCATAATATTGACGTTGATTCTATTGACGGTTTAGCGATTATAAAATTATCACGGTATCTGAGTAGAATTATCTATACCGTGATAGTTAATACTAGTGGTGGGATAGACATAGATACGGAATTGAGTAGTTATGTAGTAGAGGATGATTTTAACGAGACCAAAAAAATTGAATATTCGGACATTTTAGAACGTATGTTAGTCTATTTTAACATCTCTAAGGATACAACAAACAAGCGGTTATTAAAGATGGCAGAAACGTATAGCCGGATTGTCTACCTTAAAACCTTAACGGATGATAATAAAGAGGTAGCTAAAATCATGGGGATTACAACCGATAATCTTAAAGTAATTAGAAGCAGGATTAAAGATTATATGGATAAACGGGTATCCGATACGGGTAAAAAACAAATGTAAGAGATATGTTACCCGATGATACCTATATGGATTAACAAGTAAACTCACCCTCACGGTGAGATTAATCAAAAAGAAAAGAGGATATTATGGTAGATAAAACGTTCGAAATTGGGTCTGGCGAAAGTATCGAGATTAAGAACTTTCCATTTGGTGATACGTTTGGTAGTCGAGAGGCGAAATTGATCGTAAAAGCGCTCAAGACCCCGAAATTACTCACCAAAGAGGAAAAGCCGAAAGTGGAGAGTTTAAAGGTCGCCCTCTCCAAGAAAGTCGGTGTAAAATTCAACGTCACTAGCATGACGACTACCGAGTACCTGCCTGCCATGCTTGGGATCGGCAAACGGCCTCGCGATGACGGCGAGGGTGAATTACATCTGACAATGGCCTAATGTCGGATGAAACGAAAATACTCATATCCTGTTTTTTAGGATATGAGTATTTTTTATTTAATAGGTAGAGAATGCAATCTTAATACACCTTGCTAAACTGTTTAGCGCATAGGGTATAAACTCTGCTACAATAAAGACAAGAAAAGAGGATAACATGGAAAAAACAGAAGTTTATAACCCTGTACCAAAATCGTTAGAGAGAATGTATCTACATCTGCTTAAACAACAAGAGGAATTCGAAAAATTAATGCTTAAGTATGACAAGCATAATTCAGATTTAGAATCCAAAAAAAGAGAGGAAAAGCAAAAATGATAATCATAAATTTCTTCACCCCATTCGTGCAACTGGCAGTTAATTTTATCGTTCACTACCTCGCCCAAGTAAGTTTACTCGTCCGC